CCGTCTGTGCATCGGTCTTGGCCTGCTCTGCGGCGGTGGCGTCAGTGTGCACGGCATCCACCAGCTGCTGCCATGCAGGGGTGCCCGGTTCCGGCTCTGTGCCATCCTCTGTGCCTGAGTTGGCACTTACACGGTAGTGCAGGTCTGCGCTGGTGATGTTCTTGGTGTCATCGCTGCCCTCAAAGGTGATGCACCCGCTCCCGGGCTGTGCGGTCACGCTGGCGGGCACGTCCACATAGCCGTCCACCACCAACGAGGATGACGGATCTTTGCCGTCCGGCACGTGCCAGAAGCAGCGGATAGTCAGCCCTTCCCACTCGCCGGTTGCATCGACGTGCAGGCGGTACACGCCCCGGTTCTTGGTGTAGCCAAAGCGCACCAGCTGCTCATAGCCCGGCACTTTGACGACGCCATTGGATGCGAGAGATACGCTTTGCTCAATCATGCTTTACTCCTTGTTGATGGTAGGCTTCTTTTCTGCCAGTGCCTTTTTCATCATGCTGACGGCCTTTTCAATCACACTGTCCAGCACTTCATCGGTGATAAAAGGCTTGAGCCAGTCCGGCAATGCGCCGCGCAGCGCAGCAAAGACCTGCGCCTTTTTCTTGGCGCCCTGACCGCTGCCCATGATGCTGTTTTCTGCCAGGGTCACCAGTTCCAGCGCCCACTGCTTGACGTACTGCTTATAGCCCAGGCGAATGGCACCTACAGCCAGAGAGATAAAGCCCAGGGCCATCAGCACCAGGGCGACGGGGGTTGGGATAAAGTTAAGCATTGCTTCCATGATTCGTTACTCCTTTCAGTAGGTAGTTGTTGATATCGGATTTGCTTTTTTGCATACCTTCGCGGTTGTTGCCGGACAGTTGCGCATCCAAAAGATTCTGTACGCCAACAAGCACGAGACGCATTTCTTCATCGATGCCGTCAAATCGCGTCATGTCGCGTCTAAGGGCCGCGGCGTGCTGCGTGGAAACGGTTTCTACCGCAGCCAGTCGCTTTTCAATGGTGTCAATGCGCTTGTTCTGCGCGTTGTCCGGCTCCTGTGCCTTTTTGACGTACTTGTGTATAATTTCCAGCACCTTGTCGATGGTGATGGTCGCAGCGCACAGGCTGCCCAGGACGCCCAGCACCCACAGTAAAGCCTCTTTTTCGGTCATTTACCCTCCCGGAGACGGGTCAGGCCCTTCTTGCAGATGATTTTCGGATAGTTGCGTGTGGTCACATTGAGGTCAACGTGACCGGAGATGCCAGGTACGCTGCCCTTGCTGGTGTGCTGGTGGGTGTTGTAGGCAAAGGTCACGGCAGGTGTCTTTCCTGTGTAGTCAGCCAGCCAGACGTCGTAGGGGCTGAGGGCAGCACCGCCCATATACAGGCGCGTCTTAGCAAAGCTGGTGTAGGTATAGAGCTGGGCATAAAAGCCCATGCCCTCCACCTTTTTCAGGGCGTAGGCTGTCAGGCCGGTCAACGCCTGCTTGCCAAGAGCCCTGAATTTGTTGTCCTCCACGTCCACTGCCACAGGCATTTCCAGCGTCTTGCCACGCAGGGCGTCAGCCAGCAAGGAAAGTTCTGCATCGGCCATTGCCTCGCTGGTGGCGTAGGTGTAGTAATACACGCCCACAGCCAGACCTGCCGCCTTTGCATTGCGGTAGTTTGCTTCAAAGGTCGGGTCGATGTACAGGCCGTCCGCCCGCTTGGAGAGTCTGCGGTTTGTGCTGACGGTCTTGAGCATGACGCCCTGATAGCCAGCGGCCTTGACCTTCTTCCAGCCCTCCGGTGTAATGCTGCCCTGATACCGGCTTACGTCGATGTAGCGATAGGGCGGTGCTCCCGTCCACTCGGTCACAGATGCCATTGTGTCCTCCTGTTCTGCCTGTTCTTCCGCCAAAGCGGCAAAGAACCGGCTCAAAAAGTTAAAAAGTGCGGTCAAAAATGTGTTGTTTATTGCGATCAACCTCCCGGGCCCAAGAGTAGGCATTAAGTGCCATGGGCGGTTTCCTGCTGGGCCAGCAGCTCGGTCAGCTCTTTGTACTCGGCCTCGGTGATGCGGCCGAGTGCGTAAAAAACATCAATTTTTTCCGCAAGGCCAGCGGTCTGGCCGCGCTCGATCAGGCGTTTACAGATACGATACAACATAGTTTTTACCTCCTTATGTGGTGGTGTCAGTGGTGGTGTCGTCGGTCATCCCCAGTTCCAGCAGGGCGACGCGGTATTCATGATCTACCGCCAGGGCATCCGTGTCCGCCTGCGCGGCCTGGGTCTCGGTCAGCAGTTCGGCAAGGGTGGGGTAGTGGTAGCCGGTGAGCCAGATCTCTACGGTGTAGCCGCCGGTCGACATTTCTGTTGCAAAGTGCAGGGTCCCGTTTGTCTGGAAAGTCGTGTTGGATGCGAAAATTCCAGTGCCGTTTCCGTAGTTATGATTGGCGGTGCTGCCTTTTGCAATGTCTACTTCCTCGCCGTACCCGCCGGTAGGGCTGTTATATTTCGTCTTGACGTGCACGTAGTCCAGGCCGTCTGGCATTTTGATATCGTAGGTCTTCCACTTTTTTCCGGTTTCTTCGTAGTGGTTCCACACCAGCCGTGGCTCCGACTTTACCGCCACGGCGGCAGCGATCTTGTCATTGAGGGTCTTGCCGCTGAGAGTGCCGTCCGCAGCGATGTCCAGATAGTCGCCCACCTTCACGCCGCCCAGCAAGGTAGCAGTGGCGGGGCGAAGGGGCATGTACTGCTCAAGCAGCTGCCTGATCTGGTTTTGCGTCAGGTAGTCTGACAGATCCACCTCTTTGCGGGTATCGACCCACGCGCCGGTGTCACCGTCCCACGTCCAAATGGTGTCCGTAGTACCAACGACTGCCCACCAGCCATTTTCGCCTACAGGAACAGCGGCTTTCAGAGCTTCCGGCGTGGCGTACCACCCCTGTGCACCGATGGTGATGGTGCGGACCTGCTCAAAGTATTCTTTTGTGCCCTGCAAATAAGTGGCAGACTGAGATTCCGAACGCTTTGAATTGGTTTCGCTTGTCTTGGCAGCAGCCGCAGACAAAGCTGCATTTTCAGAGTCCGCTTTTACAATTGCAGAAACATCTTTTGCGGCATTTTTTGCAGCCTGTTCTGCTTTTGCACGTTCTTCCGCAGCGGAATTTGCCGCAGAAACGGCTTCTTCTTTTGCATTGATGGCACCCGCAACTGTACTCAGCTCATTTAAAGTGGATGCGTTGATTGGTGTGCCGTCCTTTATAGGTTCGTCGTTTCGGACGAGCGTTACAACTTCAGACGACCCATCCTCACGGACTAACGTCCACCTTCCAGGATATTTTGATATGCGGTCTTCAAAAACCATATTGTCCCTCCCCAGCCATGTATTCGCCAGAAAAAGTAACGTAAGTTTTGGCGATTGATTCTATGTCTGACAAAATGCTTTCAAGTTGGTTCATTGTCTCGAATCCGAGCCTATCCATAGACGTGGGCGTCGGCGCAGTTTTGGCGTCTCCTGAGTTTTTAGAACGAATAGATTCGATATTCGACAGCCACCTAGCAGCATCCGACGTGGTAAGATACCCGTTTATGTTCCAGTCCGTCTTGACATCTACGTCCGCACCAAGAAGTGAAGCAAGCTCTGATATGCCGGTTTCTATTCTCGAAAAATCCCTGTAGTCAAGAGCTCCTTTCATGCCGGAAAGCCACTCCGCTTTTTCCTCATCCGTCCAGGTCCCATTCACGGCTTTACTGTAAATGAACTTTAGGCGGTCAACATCGTCTTGGCTTCTGTCTGTAATCCAAATCGCCATAGTCTCTCCTTAAAGCAAAATCTTTTTGCCGTTGCCGACTTTAGTCGTGGACGGAAGCGTAAAAGCAGGGCTGAACTTGTTAGAGCTCCAAGCATTGTACTGCTCTGTTAAGAAAAATATCCTACCTGCGCTAGACGTTCCAAGACTGTAAGTCCCAACAAGTTGGCCCACGATATGGTTTCCATCAAAATCTCGCCATGCAGGGGAACGTGACCATCTGCGGATAAGACGATTGGCGGAATCATCATAAGACTGAACAAAAACATTTCGGGTTTGCTTTGGTAGTACAGAACCTTCTTTTTTGAAAAATGGGTTACTGCCATTTACATAAACATCTGCGTTTTTGTCTTCCGGGTCAAACATCTCATAAATAGACGGGAGAAAAACACTGCGAGAAAGCGTTCTGATTTCCGTAGTGCTACCGCCTACCGTGTAATAGAAAGAGGTAAACCCCATTGCGGACTTGACGGTATCGCTAAATCTGTTTGCGTAATCTCCCTTCAACAGCCTGTCGATGGAGCTTCCGTCGTATGTATTGACGTGCGTCTGGTTCCACACTGTTTCAGCAAGAGGTTCTTTCCTGATAAGAAGTGTTCTACCGGGACCATTTAAGCCAGGCTCATACCCATGTTTTGCGACAACAAACTCTACATCCGCACCACTTTCTTGAATGTAAACAGACGATCCTTCCGGCATATCCGACAAAGACGGAGCCTGACTGATAACGGTACACTTTGCAGATGCGGAAGATACGAAGGCTGTGACTACGGCATCTCCACTGGAAACAAAAGAAATGTCGCAAGCAGAAACGCCGCCTTTGTTGGAAGCGACCGAAATGGAAACAACGCCGGGAGGAGATGCTTCCCATCCGATTGCCGGGGAATCCTCTGAGGAAGGGACAAGCGTTGCGGTTAAACGAACGGTCTCTCCAGGAGCCACAAAAACGGAGCCCTTGTCAAGTCTAAGGGCACTTACGCTTTCCACCATATATCCTTCCATCGTCCCTTTAAAACAGCCATTAAAGGTATACTTGGCATCCGTAACGAGAACGTTCGATGCATATCCAAACTGATGGTTTGCTCTAACAAAAGACAACGCATCAATATGAGGGCTTGCACGAAATTCCAAGTTTACCTTTCTTCTGTTAGAAAGAAGTGCGTATGTTTCGGTCAACGCATTTTTTGCGCTAGAAAATACAGATTTCGATACAAGCGGATTATTGATGCTTTGGGTCGCTCCGTTCCCACTAGCTCCGGCTGGATAAAAAACGGATTCGCCGCCAACCTTGCACGATACGTTTTTTATTTTTGTCGAAAACGTTATTTCTGGGTATTTAAAGCTATTCAAGAGCGATATTTCCTCAATACCAGACCTCGTGACTGGAACAAGAGGGACACGTTCAATGTGAATGACCCCATCTCTGGATTGGTAAAGAGCCATCCCGGCTGCGTTTGCAGCAAGCTGAAGAACGTCTGCGTTTTTATAAGAGGAAGCATCGGAGGAAATGTCGGAAGAATAGTTCTTTAATTCTTCCGAAATTTCGTAAGATATTCCGGAAACATCCAGAAGTTCCAACGCATCAAAGCACATCTGATAAAGGGTTCCGCTCGTGTGCCCGGTATAGATGGAATCTTGGAGGAAAGACAAAGCGTCCCTGGCATCAAACGACGCCGTTATGCCATTTGCTGGAATTGTCCACCCAGAAAGAAAGAACTTCCCTCCATCAATCCATTCGACAGCATCTCCAATGTCCATGCCGTACTGAACTGAAATCTCCTGACGTTCATAGAGATACCGATAAAGTCCACCTGGATTTACCGGGTTCCAGCGTTGCTCGGAGTTGTCAACAGAAAACGAAACGGAATCTTTGGAAAGCTGCCCAGAAATTGGGTCGCGTTTTGATTCGTGCGTATAAGAAAGCAAATCCGATTTGCTAAATTGGACACGCAGACCAAATTCAACTTGCTCCACTCTGGCTCTGCGGCCCTGGATGCACCACTCTAAAATTTCCAAAGTGATTGAATCATATCCGGAAATCTCAAAATCTACAGAGGATTCAACAGACTTGTTGTCGTCAACTTGTTTTGTTGCAACAAGCTCGCTGCCGTTATAGACCGTTAGTTTAAAAGATTTTGCATATTCATTTAAAGCAGACGACCACACGATTATAATTCCGGGGATTCTTTCAGTGTGTGTTTTGCTGAAAGAGAAAGTGATAATCGGATGGTTTGTGTCAGAAACACAATCCATACTTAAATACCCAGCGTTCTCGTAGGGCTCTGAACCTGGGACCAAAAGTTTGCTCCCATCAAGAACCCACAAATTAGGTTCTCCGGTGGCATAATTGGCCAAAGAAGCAGAATCCAGGTCTGTGACAGACAACGTGTTGCTGAATAAAGCCTGGTTGGAAGAGCTGGCAATAGCGTCTGCTTGCGCCTTATCGTCAGAGGCGTGGTAAGTGATGCGAACAAACATCTCCGGAACAAGTGTCTTGTCGTATTGTTCAAGCCACTTGTCGGAAGGCAGAAAGCCCATGAATAATCACCTCTCTTAAACTTCAACAAGGCTAAGAGCCGCTCCGACCCATCCCATAACGTTTCCGTTGGACGGAGAACGCCTCCACATCCCAGCTGTTCTATCGGAAACATACATTTGCCTTGTCGTGTAGCTTGCAGTCGCTTGGTTATAAAACCGAACAGTGCAGTAAAAGTTTGTGGTGAACGGCCCGATGACGTCCGCCCACTGTCTTGCGGTAAGATAATTCCATTTTAGAGAAATCTTCGCAACATCGTGCCGCACCACAGACCCAACGACTTTGCCTTGTACGTTTCGTCCAGAATCGACTATAGTGCTTGTTGTAGCGTCGTAGGAGGAAGGCTCAGGCAGCTCTCTGCCATTTACTGTGACGAGAGATTGCATAAAACGTAAACCCCCTTAGTAGCTGTAAACTTCGTCTCCCATAATCTGGAACCCACGCTCAGACTGCCGTTTCTCAACGGACGCAGTGATTTGCTTTCCGTCAAGGTAAATCTTGAGCTCTTTCCCTCCGGTAAGCTCGTCTCCGTACCGCTGGAAGATGTCAAGGAATGCGTTATAGCACCCGTCGTGGACTGCGCTACGGAGCTCTGCGGGGCTTGCTCCGCTAGCGGAAGAACTTGGGTAATAGCTACCGGCAGATGTATTGGAGCCATTGGCGGAATCATAATCGCTCGTGCCAGGATAGCTCGAGTAGTTATTGTCTACGGACGGGCTGGAGCTTGTTCCGTACTTTCCAACAAGCGTTCCGACAATTCCTGCGATGGCGGCTGCAATTGCAACGCCGCCAGCAATCATGATGACGCCGGTTGGAATGCCAAGAGAGGTCAAAACACTGCCGATAGTCTGCAAGATGCCCATAAATGCAGCTCCAATTTGACCGATAAGCCCGGCAATGCCAGCGATGATAGATGGGAACTGGCTCAAAACGCCAGAAGAAAGGCCAATACTGATCGCCTTGCCGGATGCCGAGATTGGTCCAATCAGAGAAGAAAACGAGGACGCAATTTTACTTCCAAGACCGACGACCTGCGTGGAGATTTCGCCAAACTTGGATGTGATTCCATCCAAAATGTTCTTTCCGACAAGTTTTGCAGAAGAAAACGCTTTGGAACCAACGGTTTTAAGAGCACTGGTAAGATTGGAAACCAAGTCGGAAGCATAAGACTTGACCTGTTTTCGGTTTTCTTCCCCCATTGCCTTCCAGATGATGGCTGCTGTGTTTTCGGCGACGGTTTGGATATCGCCTTTTTTGACCGCATCGATCATGCCCTTAATCGTGCCAATAAAGTCGCTCTTAAGGCCGTTGTCGATTTCATTCCACTTTGCGTCAAACGTATTGACCATGTTATCAACAAAGCCGTTTGCAACGTCTGCGCCATAGTCAATCATCTCGTTGCCCTTCTGCTGAACCGCATTTGCCAGATTGGTCATAGCTTGTTCAACGTAAGGAAGTGCTGCAGTGATACCGTTTGCAAGGCCTTGGTCAATAAATTTACCAAAGCGCTCAAACAGAGCGGAGGGAGAGTGAATTTCAGTATCTGTCGTGAACTTGTCAATGATAGCTTTTGCAAGATTTGCCGCAGCGCCTTTTGCGGTTTCAATGCCGCTTTTGATACCATTTACGAGGCCCCGCAAAATGTTTTTGCCTGCTTCAAACATTTTGGAAGGAAGAGAAGCAATAGCATTTGCAACGGCTGTTACCATATCGGAAGCAGCTTTTGCGGCATCTTTTGCCCACGTTTTGATATCATCAATAAATCCACGAACAGCTCTCGCACCGTTTTCGACGTGTTCATCGAGATGTACGAACCATGTAACAACATCCTTTACCCAATTGATAAGGTCAGCAAAACCAAGAACCGCCTTTTCGATGAAGTTACCGTTCATCTGAATATCAAGACGGTCGGTTTCGCTCACTCCATTGGTAATCCATCCGACAAACACTCCGACATCGTGAATCAGCTGAGCAATGCCCATAACGGCATTCTCGATGAAGTTACCGTTCATCTGTAAGTCAAGCCTGTCAGTTTCGGAAACACCGTTCTGAATCCATCCAATAAAAATTGCGAAATCATTGATAAGATTTCCAATGGCTGTAATTGCGCCACCTACAAAATCAGCAACTTTTTCGCCCATAGACTTGAAAGCATTGAACCAGTCCGTTTCCATCTCAAAAGCTTCTTTTTGACTTTCGCTACCAAGACCACGAACTGCAACAGTGATAGCTTCAAAACCAAGAACAGCAAGACCGGCTACAGGATGACCACTAACAATAAGACCGATGCCCATAAGTGTTGTAATTAAATCACCAACATCAAGATCAAGGCCTTTTACAACGTTAGAGATTGTTTTGAACGCAGAAGAAATGCCCTCCTGCCAACTTTCTGGAATGAGATTCCAGATTACTTGCTTTAAGTTAGAAAAAGATTCTTTCAGGTATTTGATGGATTCTCCGAGTTTTCCATCTGTGAGTGATATATTCCAACCCTGCCTAAGCCCTTCCGCAGCAAGGTAAATCATAGCTCGAACACGTTCAAGGCCTTTTTGGAACGCCTCACTGTTTTGGTATAGGTCAACAAAACGAGCAACCATGATGCCAACAGCGACAGCTGCTCCCATAATGGGAGACTTCCAAAGTTTGAGAATGCCCTCAATCAAGGTTCCGTCGCCTTTGATTTTGCTAAGAGCATCCATCAAAGCGTTGCCAATAGCCCACGTTGCAAATCCGGCAGCGATACCAGCAACCAAAGGAGCCAACTTTTCCAATTTCGCTTTGACTTCATCAATCGTCGTACCGATGTAGTCCTTGAACATATCGTAGCCGGACAGGTCTACATCGCCCAAGATGTTGCCAGCAGATGCGCCGCCGCCAGAGCCGGAACTCCCCTGTGTGGGGTCAATAATGTTCAGTTCATCAAAGCCCATCGTGTAGTCCTTGAGGGCTTTGGCGGCTTTCTTTGTCGAATCAGCTGTGTCATCCATTGCGTCACCAATACCGCCAACGCTATCAGCACTCTTGGTGAAATCAGTAAACACAACCTTCACGCCCATCAGCTTTGCCACCCACTCAACAAACTCTCGAATGAGCTGCACGGCGGCAATCAGCGGGGGAAGAATGGATTTCATGGCAGGGTAGAGCAGAGAGCCAACAGACTTCGCCAGCATATCCAACTGCGCTTTCAGAATCTTAATCTGGTTTGCAGGGCTCTGGATAGTCTGCGCAAGGTTGCCCTGCACGTTGGCAGTCTGCTTCATAATGGCAATGTAACGCAGAACCGCTTTATCTGCCTGAGACAGACTAGAAACTTGTTTGTTAAAGCCCAAAGCAAGAAGTTCCTGCTGCAACCGTGCCTGAGACAGATCAACGCCCAAACGACGGATAGGCTCAATCTCGCCAGAGATTGCGGAAGACATTGCGGTAAAGGTCTCTGCAACGTTCTTGTTCCAATAGGAACCTTCGTCATAGGCAAGCTGGGTCAGGTTCTTGGATAAGATATACGCTTTATCGCTGGCCAGACCAAACGAAGTACCCAAGCTCTGGATGGTAGCCATGTAGGTCATCGCTTTGGTCGGGTCAACGCCAAGCAAACCCTGCATCTTGCTAATGAGCGTATCGGCTTCACCGCTCAAATTGCCCATAGCGTTATGGAACAAGTCTGTTGCTTCATAGAAGTCGTTAAACTTTGCAACAGCGTTGCCAAGATACTCAGCAATAGCTTTCAGCGAAACCAGCTTTGCCATGTTTCGCATAAAGCCGTTTATCTGATTGGACAGACTGAGATAGCTCTTGCGTTGCTTTTCGTTGGCTGCTGTCACACGGTTTGCCTGTGTAACCACCTTGCTTAACTGCGGAGGGAGTTTTGCAAAGGCATTGCCTACCCTGTCAAGCTGAGATGCAAGGGGAGCAAGAGCAGCAGAAATCTTCTGACAAGAGCTTGCAAAAGAATCAAGGTCAGTCGCTTTCAGCTTGTCGGTCAGGTCAGGAACCTTTCCGATCGCATTGAAAGCGCTGCCAAGAGCTTTAAGATTCGATGCGTTTAGAATGGACAGTGGAGCCAAAGCGTTAGTGAGCTGAGTAATGCTTCCAGACATGGAGTAGAAGTCCACGCCGTTCAACCCAGACACAGCCGCAGGAATCTTCTTGATGGCGCTCACGACCGTGTTGATGCTCTTTGCGCTTGCGGTCATGTTGACGTTGGAAAGCCCATTCAGAAAGCTGGTGATTTTGTCCAGCCCAGACATTCCAGCGGATGCCTGTTTCAGCGTTGCAATGGAACCGGCCAGCCTGTCAAGGCTGTTCACAACCTTTGTGACGTTTCCTTTTGTCCGCAAATTAGAAATGGCGGTAGCGAGCTTGTCGATATTAAGCTCTGCGCCCTGCGATTCCGCAGAAATCTCTACGGATAAGCTCGTAATATCAACATCAGCCATCACTACCACCATCACTTTCCATCATAGAGAACATCATTCTCTTGATTCGTTCCTGCGCCTCAACTGCGCGTTGGTATTCATACTCGTCTTTCTCCTTTTGGGTAAGGGGGAGCGGTCTATCCATGTACTTGATGGGCTTAGACCCTTTCTTTCGGAACATATTGCCAACCGTAGAGGAAAGAGCAGATGCCATGTAAAAGCCATTTCTCCACGCTTCGGCATTGGCTCTGCGTTCCCGCAGCTCCTCTGCGTCACGGTAGACCTTTGCCAGCCAGACATCGCCGTACCAAAACTGGTCATAGGTCATGCCAATGGAGATGTAATAGGCTTCCACATCGTGGAACAGCTTGGAGAAGGAGAATGGTTCTCCCTCTCCGTCTGCTTCCTGAGATTGTGCGGTTACACAATCTCCCACGTTGCGTTTTTTGCGGTCTTGTCCTCAGTATCAGTTGCCAGCAGGGACTTAGAAGCATCCATGAACATCTCAAGCAGAATGCCCATCAGGTCTTCTTTCTCCTCGATGTGCTGGAACATCTCATCAACGACCTTGCGCTTGATGCCCTTGTTCCGTGCGATGAAAGCGCCGTAGAACAGGGCACGGGAATTGGACAGCAGATTGGTCATCTGGGTGTACTGGCCAATCTGAAAACCTGCACGCTCGGTGGCTTCCACGCTGTCACGGGTGAAGGTCAGCTCGTAAGTGTTCTTGCCATCGGGGGAATGAAAGTTGATAACCTTAGCAGCCATAATAAATGCTCTCCTTTATAAATAGGGGCAGAACCAAATCCGTTGTTCAGTTCTGCCCGGTTTGATTGATTCGATTTTTGCGGTTTAGCCGCCAGTGACAGTCAGGGTCTCGCTGAACTCAGGCTTCTTGGTAAAGATGCAGTTGATGGTCATTTCCACAACCTCGTCCACGCCAAAGCCGGACAAGCCAACCTGATGCATACCCTGCCAAGTGAAGCCGGAGCCGTCCTGCATCTTCAGAGCGTAGTACTTCACAGCGTTGCTCTCGGAAGTCTCATCATAGCCAGCGGTTTTAACCTTCGTATAGTCAGCCTTGTTGTAGTTGGCGGTGAAAGACTTGGTGTCGCTCTGGATGATGCCAAAGATGTTGACCTGCATGGGGTCAGACAAGGTGGTGGCATCCAGAAGGTTCGGCTCAGAGATCAGGTCGGGCACATCCTTGATGTCGCACAGCTTTGTCAGAGCGGTTGCGCTGTCGCCACAATACAGGGTGGTATTCAGACCGGAGATAGCAGTACTCATAGAATGTTTACCTCCTTAGTTTCGGTAAATCATTCCGTCCTCTCCGATTGTTGCCCCATAGCTGCAATCAATCCGATAGACGGAATTGTTGTACAGCCCATTCAACGGGGCAAACGATTTGCGATAAAATTTAAGCGGTTCAAGAACAGAATCCACGATTCCAACAATGGAACGTGCTTCTGCAATGCGTCCGGTGTTCTTATTGGAGTAGACCCGCACACGCAAGGAAACGGCAGCGTACTTGCTGTGACCGGCAGAATCAATATGTACAGGAAGATTGCTGTTTTCCTCTATCTGTACACACGGAAACTTCTTGACATTGCTGTCATTGATTTCGCCAGTGACAAAGATGCCAGGGACTTGCTTTCGCAGTTCCTTAGCAACAGCCGTGAAAATAGAATTGAAATAATCAATCAACTATTCCAAACCTCCCTCCACGTTGCTTCGACTTGAGAAGCTATTTCCTCAACAGCTCCCCACATAGCCATAGCTGCATCGTTGCCATCTGTGTAATTCAACTGGCCTTTTCCATCCACCTGTTTGACAGGCGTGCCAGCATTGCCGGGGTCACCGTAGTAGTACCATCTGCGGTTTGCGCCTTGCCCTTTGCCGTAGGAGCCATGCGCGCCAACACCAGGCGGTAGCTCACCGCCATATCCGTTGTGATGTGCGCCAGTGCCAAACTCGATAAAGGCAACTGCCTTGCCCTCGGCAATGATGGTGCAAGTCTTGTCTTTTTGGTTGATATGGCATTTCACGTCATTGGAGCCAGCGTATTCCGCATTAGCGAAACGCACCTTTGCGACTTCAAGTCCCAACCAAGAAAGACGAAAAGCAAACGCTCTAGCCTTTTTGTTCAGGGTGGCCTTGTACTCCTGTATCTGACGTTCCGCATCACGAAGTCCGGCATCGCTCAACCTCACTTTAATTTTCACTTGAAGCCACCTCTTTCAGCGCATATAACGTGTCCGTAATATGCTCTGCGACTTTGACCACAATGTAATTGAAGGGTTTTGAAACGTCCGTCTGAAACCAGACGCGCGTACCTTCATAAAGCGGTGTGTTGCGCTTTTTGCTGGACGAACTGACAACGTAGTTGTAATCCGTGAACGCTCCAAAAGGGTTTGCTTCCGCAGAACCAGTGGGCGGGCTGACATTCAGCATCAGCTTTGCGGGGTCACTCCACGTCTGCGATGTCTCGCCAGTCTCGTTTCCCCACTCGTCCACGACAGGTGTTTTCTCACCAACCGGGTTTGAATACCACAGCGGGCGCTTATCCAGCGGGCTACCATTGAACATCAGCCGATAACACCTACTCTCGGAACCACTTCATTCAGCAGGGACTGCGCCACATCGGAACTTTCCCACACACGAGTAATGCCATTGTTGGTGTAGCTCGTCTGTCCGTTTGCACCGATGTGGTTATACAGTTCCGCTGCAATTCGTATCTGCAATGACTGATACTGCGAGGGCAGCTCGTCCGGTCTGTTGCCGAAAGGGTAGCCCTGCGCAAATATCTTGTCTTTGGCGAAATCAAGCAGCAGGTCGAAGAGCGGGTAGTCCTCGTCCGTGACTTCACGGTCAAGTGCAGGGGCGATGTACTGCCCAAGCTTGACTGCCGCTTCGGAATACTGGTCTCCCATGCTGCTTTCCTCCTTTCGCCTTAGTAAGCCTTGATGCAGTACACAGCGTCCATGCGCTCAAAGGACGGCAGGACAATCTCAGAAGCATAGACGTTGGCGTTGACCGGGTGAACGGTCAGCTCAGTGGTGATGGCAACGCCGGTGTTCACGATGGACACGGATGCACCAGACTGACCAGACAGCAGGTCGGCTTCCTCAGGAGTAGTGCCGTACCAAGTGCTACCCAGAGCGCCGGACGGAGCAACCACCACCATGCCGTCAGGCAGGTACTTTTCGCTTGCGCTGTACTGGTCTGCCTTGAACATCTTATCGTACAGATGAATGGTCAGACCGGTTGCGGATTCGATAATCTGCCGTGCTTCGGCATCCAGCAGAACGGCGTTCGCCTTTGCGGTGACCGTCATGAACCGATTCTTCACCTCGTCCGCAGCAATCATGTTGCGGAAGGTGGCAGTGTTCATGTACACTTCGGTCACGACCTCGCCAACGCTTGCCAGAACAGAGTCCTTTGCGGCGTTCAGGTCTGCAATGGGGGTGGCAGTGGCAGCAGACCACTTAGACTTGGCGACACCGCTGATATCCTTAAAGTTGGTGGATTTCCAGCCGCCGTCCGGGTCGTAGTTGTAGGTGTAGTCCACGCCGTTTGCCTTGATGGTGATGCCAGGAACACCATTGGCGGGAGCCAGCAGCTGCCAGATCATACGCTCGGGTACGATACGTGCACCAGTGATAAGCTGTGCGGTGTCATCGTACAGACGGTTCATCACGTCACGAGCATAAGGGTCATTGCTGTCCAGGACACGCAGGATTTCCTGACGGTCTTTCTCGCCCAGATGGTAGCCCTCACGGAAGAACGGCATCTCGGTCTCATCGAACTTGAAGCCCTCACGGGTACGGAACGTAGCCTTTGCGTCAAATGCGCTGGGCATCAGAGAAACGCCAACGCCCTTGTGACCGCGCAGCCACTTCAGGTCAAGACCAGCCTTCTTCTTTGCGGGGAACAGTGCATCAGATGCGAAAGGCATCGCATTGGTGGGGTCATTCGTCCAATAGGCGGCAATCGCAGCCGGGGCAAAGACTTCCTTAAGATTCAGTGCCATGTTGTTTTACCTCCTATTAAGCGTTCACGCTGATGTTGTCACGGCAGAAGATGCCAGGAATGGCGGTCTTAAGCGCAGTAATCGCATCAGAATCATAGGTGAAGCCAGAGCTTGCAGCGGCTTTCTTGGTGTCGATAACGCCACGAATCAGCAGGGAAGCATTAGGGTTCTCTGCCGGGTCAACGTCATACAGAAGAATGCCGTCTGCGGTGGCAGAGGTTGCTTTCTTGCCAGCTTTGGTCATGGGATAGCCAGCCTTAACCGCAGCAGTTTCGGTCACGGTAAAGGGAATGGCAGTGTAGTCATTGGAAGCGAGGATGGTATCGTTGATTCCGTTGACCGTGTTTCGGGTAAACTTCATGTTTTCCTCCTTGTTAATGGAAAGCACTCATTGCGTCACTCGATGCCTTAGAAGTGTTTGCGTTCTGCTGTGCAAGGCTCTTAGCAAATGCCACGCCCTCACTGTCAGAGCCGCCATTGCCATCCGCACCCGGAGGTGTGGGCATATCTTTCAGAAGGGAAGCCTTGTATGCGGTGTCATGGGCGGTCATAAACTCCGCCTGAAACTTAAACACCTTGTCCATGTCACCGTCAGCCAGTGCAGACGCAGCCTTGTTGGCAAGTTCAGCGTCATAACCCTGTGCAACGAACTTTTCACGGTAAGATGCAAGGGTCTTTTCCTTGACGAGGTTCTCCTTGTCGGCGGTCAGGGCATCAATCTGCTTCTGCATCTCTGCCAGCTTGTCAGCCTGTTCCTGTGCGGCGTTCTCGTCATCGGTACGCTTTGCCTTGAGTTGCTTCTTGTACTCGGCGGCTTCGCCGTTGGCTTTCGTCACTGCGTTGCGCAGCTTCTCGACCTCTGCGTTAGGGTCTGCAACCTTTTCCAGCGCAGAAATGATTTCATCGGCGGTCATGCCCTCTTTGTAGGCATCACCAAGCAACACATTAAGTTTCATATCGTTAATTTCCTCCTGCGTTTTTTTACCGTTGCTTCCCTGCAACGCTGCGAAATTTATATCCCGGCTTCCCTGCCGTGTTTATGGCAAAGGACTATTCGTCCTCTGTTTCTTTATTGGTATCGGCAGACTGTTCATCTGCCACGTTCCCAGCATTTGTGCCGGGAACATCCTGTTTGGGCTGCTCCTGCGGCTTCGGAGCTTTCCCATCCTCGCCCAGCTTGCCAGCGGCAATCAGGAAAGGCTTGCTCATTTCGTAAGCAGCCTGTGGGTCGGGGAACAGACCAGGCGTAGTGAACGCCAACTGCGGGTCAATCGGCTGCTGCAACATCTGCGCAAAAATCTGAACCTTACTCTGCTGGTTGTCGTACTGACGGCGGGGCAGTTTGATGTTGATGTCGCTTGCCATCAGTTTAGAACCAGCCGTATCACGCAGGATTTTCAACATTACAGACAGGCTTTGGCGCTCAGCATACTTGAACATATTCTCGTACTGCTGCGCTCTTGCTTCGGTGTGATTCCAGCCATTACGGACGATAACTGCACCCACGTTGTCTGACGTTGCGTTCTCGCTGCCAGTAGCACTAGGCATGGCAGTCAGGCTGCGGTACACGTTCAACATGGAATCAAGCAAGGTCTGGCTCTGCTGCTGGTCAAGCTCGTTTGCAATCTGAGAAACAGAAGCGGGCAGACCAGAAGTGGATTTCAGGCACATTGCACCAAGCTCTTTTACTTGGTCGAGAGCATCCTTGTCCACAAGGCAATTGGTAAACACCATGATGGACTGGATGAACTGCGCCACACCGTCCAAACGGTTGCTTTCAAGGTCGTTGATGGCATCCAGCACAGGGATAGCCGGTTCAAACAGACCCATTCGTTCCGGGTTCAGCTTGTATTCGACCATCGGTAGCATTCCAAGGGAATGGTGTTCACCATTTCCTCCCTCGTTAACTACCTTGCCGTTGTCGATTTCAAAGTACTGGTTCGGCGTATACACACAAATCAGGTCGTTCAGGTCATTCTGATAATTGCGTGGGATGTGCAGAACATTGGCAATGGGCTTGTGTCCAATGCCGGAGTTGTAAATCACATACGCCATGTCCGGGTCGGGAACGTCCACCAGTAGGGGCGTTTCGTCCGGGTAGTTGCCGTTGTACCCTTTGTCAGGAAGAACGATGCGATATCCCTGTCCGCACTCCAACATCCACTGCCAGAGCCGCCGATCGAGTGCATCCTTGCCCTCATACTGCAAAGCATTTGACAGGCGGGCGATTTCCTCACCGTCACCAGTTGCCGTTTCAGACCGCACATAAGAGCAAGGAGTGCCGCTCATGTAGCCGGTGTAGAAGCCAACGCACTCGTTGGCATGATTCTCTACAATGCGATTGGTGATTTCAGCGTGGTACTCTTTCGTGCGGTGGAGGACAGGCTGGCTGCCCAAGTAGTAGTTGTGCAGAAAGCGAATCTCATTCTTGTTCAGCAGATGAATAGGCTCTGCCTTGCCCATGACTACTTTCAGCACGTTTGCGCGATTGATTTCCGTTTCTGGCGTTTCAATCGGTCTGCGTCCGGTCAGTGGCTCATTTAAAAAGCCGTCAACAACTATCTGATACTCAGCCATGCGTTCCTCCTTTCTGGCAAAATAAAAAGCGCAGCAAGACAAACCTGTTAAGGCCTATCTCACTGCGCCAAAACTGCGCTTCAAAAGCTATTTACTTTTCCGGCGGATGGATGATTTTCACCCATCCTTCCTTTGTGTCTCCTTCGATAACGCCCTTGCATCTGTCGCACTTGAAATGGTATCGTCCGTCTACTTCGCCAAGATAGCGGTTGCAACGGACGTTTTTATAGATTGGATTCTGCCTGATACAAGGGCAACAAATTCTAACTAGCATGAGCGCTCCTTTCGTTGGATTTCTGGAAACAGGCTGTTGAGCACAGACCTGTCAGAAGCTACTGGAAAACTGTTCGCACTTCCAGCCGTGCTATTCTTCGCCCAAAGAAAACCATTGCAGCCTTTACATTCAGTTGTTGGACAGACGTAAACGGGTAAGCTGCAATTTTGGTGCTGCATAATGGATTTGAACCAATGTATGTCCGGTTATGAGCCGGATGCTCTAGCCATACTGAGCTAATGCAACATAAAAGCCCGGCTTGATTGGTTAACCGCTGCTCTTTGCAATGTCATGCCTAACCATTGCATCGAGAGCCGGGAGTAGCGGTGGAGGATTCAGAGAATAGAAAGCCAAGCAAAGAAGATGGTTGTGCTGCGTAACGGAATCGAACCGTTGCTTGCCAGCCGTGGGGGAGACAGTCTGGCATTCCCCTTACAATTGGAAACGCAACATATAAAGCCCGGTGAAGGCAAAAGAGTGAGAAAACCTCCACCGGTGAAAGGAGGAATATGCCTATTGACGCCCAAGCAAGTAAAAATGAAAAAACCTTGCTGCGCTGGGCTATTCCTTAGAGGAAGCTGCAAATCTTCCTGCGTACATTATAAGCCTTGTCAAGTGGTGAAATCAAATAAATAGACCCAGCGAACACAATATATTGTGTTTTTAATCAAAAAGGCCTCTTGACAGGCTCAATTTTACTGATTCCGTTATACAATTCATCGGCAAGCTGTGCCAGACTATCCGGTGCATCATCGTGCGGAACTTTGCCAAGCTGCGTGAACATTGTCACCTGTTCCATGAATGCCTTGTACTCTTTCGACTGGTGCTTTTCATCAAGGAAGTAGAACCGCTTGATGTCCGGCGCATACTGGATGATTCTGGACAGCTTGCTTTGACCACTTGGCGCACGTTGGCTGCGAACAGAGCAGTGATAACCCTGCTGCCGAAGCTGGCTGTCTACCACGTCACAGTATTCGTCACCGCCGTTGTTGGCTTCGCCGCGCACCACATTGATTTTGTGCTGGATGATTTTGCCCACGACTTCCGGTCTGGTCACGGTCTTATCGCCGTTATTGAACACAAGGTCTGGGATGAACACAGCATCTCCGTACACATAAGCGATAGGACAGGCGGTGAAGTCGCCGCCGCCCCATGCAATATCCATTACCATAAGCTTGCGATCAGGCTCGCCATCAGGCAGAACGCCGTTGAAATACCGCAGTTCATCAGCAGGGAACAGCAGACCTTCACGCACATAGGGCTTTCCCATGTACTTTGCCCACCATGTCGCATCGTCAATGCTGGCTTTCATATCGGCATAGTAGGCATCGTCAAAGCCCACGCCATAGTCATAATTGAAGTTGCTGTGTCCGTTCTCGTCCACCGCAGGAATCACCCGGAATCGGTACTTCGGGTTGTCTGCATACTGGTTCTGGATGCGACCCAGAGGGTCAAGCACATTCCAACGTGTACCAACCATCAGTTCCAATGCGCCTTGCTTTTTACGGTCTTTCAGCTGGTTCAGATAGGCATCATACTTGTTGTTCAGACGCTCAACGTTTAGGCTTTCCTCCAAGTCCTCGATCAAGTCATCGCTGTACAAAACGCCGCCCTCGCCGATTTCAACAGCACCAGTCAGCGTACCGCCGATGGAACGACAGGTCAGGGTGGGAAAGCGCTTTTTTCGGTTCAGGTCAACGCTTTCGTCCTTTGCGCTTTTGTCCACAAGCTGAACGTCAGGGAAGATTTTGCCCCAGTTGTAGGTAACAGGGTCAGTGATGATGGACAACACTTCACCATAGAAGCCGTTGGTCAGCTTGTCAGAGTGTCCGCTCATAACCGATGCAACGTCAGGGCGATTGCCCATCAGCCATGTGATGAAAAATATACAGAGCGTACTTTTTCCTGTACGCGGGGGCTGACTTACCCCAAGAAATTCTACACGGTGGAAAAATAAGTCCTCTAGGTCACGAACCAACGTCAAAAGAACCTTTCTTCTCGGCTGGTAGAACTTCTTCTCCGGCGCACGGTTCCATTCGAGGTAGATACAATAGCTGTCGAACACATCCTTTGCTTCAAACAGGTATGTCCGGCTAATAATGTCATAGACCTTCGCCACGTCCTCGCCTGTTTTCATCTTGCCCATCATGGCTGCGCAGACGGAGCGCAGCTCACCAGAGTATTTGTAGGCGTCGAACCGCTTGTCTTGTAGCAAAGCGTCCCTCAGGTTCACCACCGCCTGAAACCAGTCCTCGTAGACCTGCGCTTCGGTCGGATTCTGCTTTGCATACGCTTTGATGCTGTCGATGATGGCGATACACTGCTTTGGCTGCATAAAAAAATAGGCACCCCCTACCTGAAAATGTAAAGAGTGCCTACAACTGCACAAAAATTGAATATTCGATTTTTATAATGCAATTTTAGAAAATTTCTTTCTCAAAATCAATTAAAAGAACTGCCCGACCGTTTCTAACCCTTTTTCTACCTTCTTCATTATGCTGTTTTCGGAGAGATACTCCATACCTTTCAAGGTAATCTGCGGGTGAATCGGCTCTACAATATGTGGGAACTTGTTCGTCAGGTCTTGCGTGTAGACCAGACCACGAATGAAACCGTTCATTTGCAGTTCGATCATAATCTGCTCCCAGTCAGAGACCTTTATCTTCATTGCTTTTGCAGAGATAAGCTCATAGTCAAATTCTTCATCGCCCTTGTGCTTATCCAGCAGTTTGAGAATTTTGTAGATGGCATTAAAATTGTCCATAAGCTACTCCTTTCACCTGTTCTGTTCAGCAATCCGATACCATGTCTGGCGGGTCACACCAAGCTGTTTGGCAGCGTCATTCTTTGTATAATGTCGGCTCACGTTTGCCATCACAACCAACTTTCATAACGTAATCAAGATATTGTTTTACCATCGTACTATCTTCGCAAATGCTGGCATACATAGCAAGCTGGATATTCTGTCCTAAGTTTGATTCAGTTGGTTTAATGGTTAATCCTTCATTTTCAAAAATCAGAATGGAGTTTGCTAATTTGCATCCTTCAACAAAAGCAAACAATTCTTCGTATTTCACAAAATCAAAAATTGAACGCAGCTTTGTTGTTCCATCTTGAACAATCAAATTACCGCCATGAATATTTTCTAGCTTTTCAGTTAAATCCATCTTTTGTTTCTTACTCATATTGATGTTCCTCCAAAAGAATGGTATACTGTGGTTGCACCATTCTTTTTCCTGTTTTGATGAAGTTGGTGTACTCTTAGCGGTGGCTTGTGGTTGGGCTGCCGCTATTTTTATTTGCGTATCTTTCGACACGCTCATACCAAGTGGATTTCCCGATGCCAAGCTGCTTGCAGCACTCTTTTACGGTAATTTTGCCTTTTTGCTGTTGCTCTAATAGGCTTTCAAACTGCTGCTCGTCAACTTGCTTTTCCTGTCTGCCAAAGCTACGGCCTGTTCTGGCCGACACTCTCTTGCCATCAACAATGGGCATGGCTGCTATGCCCTCTGCCTGACGCAAGCGGCGCATATCAAAATCATCTTCGGCATCCATAATGAAATATCCATTTTCCACTAACTTCTTCTTTGTTCTTATTTCCACTTCTCTCGCAACTTCATAAACAAGATTCTCTAGGACTTTCATGGAAACGCATTTATTTCTTTTTACAAAATCTCTAAATGTCTTACTCCTTGAAGTTTTGTTTTTCCATCTGTTTTTATCGCTTCCAATCCCAACGTAAAAGGGGACAAAGCGATCATCTTTAGAGAAAAACCAAACATATACATAGTTGTTCTTTTCGCATTCTTTCGCCGCATTTTGAATATCGCCAAAAGTACGCTCCATTTTAACCTTCCTTTTTTTCTTCCAAAATTGGTTCCTGCTTACCTTTAACCCACTCGCCATCCTTTCCGTACCGATAATATCCCTCATACGTTTTCCTGTTGCTAAGAATAGATTGAACGGTGCTAATAGTAAATGGGTTTCCTTTTCTCCCTCGGTAACCCTCTTCGTTTAACTTGTTCACAACAGAACGAATCGTTTCACCAGAATCTCGAAGTTCAAACGCTCTTTTTACAATTTTTGCTTCCTCTTCGTTAATAATGAGTGCCCCATCCTTTACTTTATATCCCATAGGTGCTTTTCCACCGCTATAACCGCCATTCGATGCCTTAATTGCTCTTCCGCTAGATGTTCTTTTTGTTATATTGTCTCTTTCCATTTGAGCGCAACATATTGTAAAGGTTCTCAACATATCAGAAAACACTCCAAATTCTCCAAAATCTTCGGCCACGCTGATAAGCGAAACGTTCTTTTTAGTAAGAAGTTCCATCCTGTACCAAAAATACACATTGATGTCTCTAGCAATTCTATCGCTTTTAGCGGCTACAACAGCTTCGTATTCAACATCATCTTTTCCGTAAAGGATGCTATCAAAGCCCGGCCTACGCTTTGCCCCAGATTCACCTTCATCAGTGTACCATTTGACAATTTTCATGTCATTTTTTTTGCAATATTCTTCTATCTGTTCCCTTTGTGCTTCAAGTCCAAATTTGTCCTCTCCGCATTGCCCTTCGGTAGAAACTCGGATATAAGCGGCTACGTTTTTCATTTTTAACAGCTCTCTTTCTTGACCCTATTATACACCATGTACGTTTAATCGTCAAGAGAAAGTTTGCGTATTTTTACTTTTACTATCACAATGTTCAGATATTTCTGAAATCACCAATCAAATGCGTTTTTATATACAAAACGTATAGCAATTTCAAAAATATTCGATAATCCGTATTAGGCAAGAACTATCATCACAAGATAACAGCATCTCAAAGATAGTAAATCGCTATCAAAAATCACATATATGTGAACAAAATCCATGTATCCATGGATAAGAATTATACAAATTGGGCTGTTGACAACTATATACCAAGCGTCTATAATCTAAGACAGCAGAACACACGATGAATCAGCCAACAACGGTAGATTTATCCTTTGTGGCATAAAAAATAGGCCATCAGCTCCACCGACCAAAGTAGCACTGACGACCTATTCCACCACAAAACAGAAGCTGCGCAACCAAGGGCGCAGTCTCGGTTTCTGTCAATTATTATAGCAGAAGCAGACCGCTTCTGCAATAGAAAGGAGCAAAAAACATGAACTTTCCCACGAAAACCGAAGAATTTCTGAAAACCATTGCCCATGGCAAAGAGCCGACCAGCGAGGACAGGGAGTACGCAGAAGCGCTGGGTAAACTGTCCGAACTGAACTACCGGGCAGGGTACGAAGCGGGATCGGCCAAAAATAAGGGTTAAGTTTTGTGCAAATCTACAAACTTTTAGATTTTGTACAGATACCAGTACTACATTAAGCGTTTGCGTAATTGACAAGCCACAACATATTGCGTATACTGGTTGCACCCACATGAAGGGAGGTGAGTTTATGTACAGTCCGTATCTTGAACGCCACAATCACACGTTCACTGTTGCGCTGACCGAACGGCAGTTCCAGTGGCTGAAAGCCTATTGCACTGAACACAAGGTCGCACAGGCCGCAGCCATCCGTGACACGTTCTTTGAGGTGCATCCCATCCCGGAGACCGATGAAAAAGAATAAGACGCTCGCTAAAGTTTGCCGACCACAGCGAACGTCTTATATGCTCAACAATGGAAATGGAGCCATTGCGCCCTTATTATAGCAAATTGGCTCAGTTTCCGCAAGCTATTTAAGGAGATTCTATGAACCATAGTATCACAACTAAGACCGAAATTCAACTGATCGAGGGTGTTAGCTGCTACGAAGAAAACGGAGTGGCTTACATCCGTCTGGAAGATGCTGCTCGTGGACTTGGCTTCACTCAAGAGAAAAATGGAGTTGAATACGTCAAATGGGAACGTGTTGAAGAATATATTCGTAGCTTCGCAAATTCCCCACTTGTGGGGAAAAGACCTGAATACATCCCCGAAAACATCTTTTACCGCCTTTGCATGAAAGCCAATAACGAGACGGCGCAGAAGTTTCAGGCGCTTGTATGTGATGTGATTCTTCCCGAACTTCGCAAGCGTGGTTATGTTGCTCTTTATCCGAATGGGCAGCCCAGCAGCTTGCAGATTTTGAACATGATGGTTCAGGCTGTGAACGAACAGGCTGCACGAAGCGCAGAAACCGAAAAGCGTGTGGATGCCATTGAATCCAGTTTCAACAATATGTGCTCGATTATGACTATCAGCGTCAAAGACGATGCACGAAAAGTCTGTCAGCGCACGTTGAATGCCATTGCAACCAAGCGTGGAGGTGGTACGGCATACGCAGACGTATGGAATGAAGTCTACGATGAAATGAAGGAGAACGGCTTCGATGTTCGCCGCCGTTTGGATAACCGCAAGAAGGACGCCGCATCTAAGGGCATGAGCAAGACTTTTGTTCGAAAAATCAACGCTGTTGACATCATCTTCGACAGCAAAGACAAGAAAATGGAATCTGCGTTCATTAACTCCGTGCGCCGTTTGGCAGCGGCCACAAACGTAAAGTTTGAGATCAAGGAAGAAAAGCAGTCCGCATAATACATAACAGCCAATAAGAAAAGCCAGTGGTTAGAGAGCATCTAGCCGCTGGCTTTTTGTGTTATGGGTCAATCCTGCAAAGCAATGACTTCGTAGGAGCTATATCCAACAAACCCGGACGATGGGTAAAGTTCAAACGTTGTTGTTTGCCCAGACGGAAGTGCATCGGTTATGTATGTGCAATCGCCACCCACAGGAACTTCGTTTCCTTCGGTGTCTTTCATTTTATAAATGACGATAACTTTTATCCAGTTGCTCGTGAACTGGCTATTGTTTGTAATTTGACCTGTGTAACGCAGATCGTACCCAGAGCCGCGTTTAGAAACATTGGTGACGGAAAGTTCACCAGCACGAATAGCCTGATTGGATGCGCTCGCTTTGTGGAAATTCTGCTCATTTGCAGTGATAGTGTATTCCATTCTGGTTGGAGTAATGCCTTCGGAATCAAACGACACATATCCAGCGTACCAATAAGAGTCTCCCTCTGCAATCCAGTCGAGGGTTTGTTCATCGGTTTTTAATACTGAACCGTCAGAACCGAAAACAGAGGCCTTTAGAGATACAAAATCAACGGCGTAATCTGGGTACGTATTCTCAACCAGTACAGCGTAGTAGACATAGTATCTCGTTTTCCCGTATTCGTACTTGGTTTCAAGGTGACTATGAGATTCCTTAATTTTAACAGTTCCTTCTTCGTTAGTTTCTTCTAGTTGAGCAGGGGATGCAATCTCATCCGGCTTTTCGACAGCTATCGCACATAAAGGCGACATTAAAAGTACGACCGCTACCAGAGCTGCCGCAATGATTCTCTTTCTCATTTTTGACTCTTCCTTTCTTTGGCCAGAATTTTATATAACGTTTGAAATACCATGCGCCATAAGATACACACCAAAAACCAAAAGAGCGGCGCCGATAATGATGCCCCATATTGAAGCGGCAATCTTTTCGTTCTTTTCGCGCCTTTCTTTATTCTTGTCATTCTTTTGATTCATTGCAGATTCCTCCCTTTCAAGGCTTGTAAGGCAAGTATAGCACAGAACGTAGCCCCTTTGTAGGGGTCTTTTTTGTTTTTGCGCAGAAAATTTTTGGTGGCACAAAATTGAGCCGCCAATTTTTGAGCCTTTTTTATTTTTTCGGTGGTGAAGGGACTGACCGGGCGGGGCTGGGCGGCGGCTATATACCCCGCCAGTGGAGACCCCAGCCCCCAGCGCACCCGGAACGACCGCACACGACAGGCAGCAATACGGGCCGTGCCAGATGCAAAGCAAACCACGCAAGGCACGACACACACGCCCAAACGCTGGACACGCTGGGACGATCAAGACGGCGGCTAGACGCTGGAGGGTGTGCGCTTGTATGTTGCGTGTGCAACGTTTTTATATGCTTGTACGTTTAATCTTGAATATACTATTGACTTGTACGTTTAATCATGTATAATAGTAAATGTACAGAGGACGTACACCACCACACCACCACAAAACAGGAGGACAAAACCATGATGAACAATAAAGAGATCGACTATACCGCCCGCCCCATTCCGGGGGATTATGAAGGCCGCAGCCATCGCGCGTGCGTATGGTACAACAGAGCCCGCGCCGCGTTTGATCTTGCCACGCTTGACGCGCTGACAACCGCCGCAGATAAAGCCGCTGACCGCGTACCCACTGAGGCATACGAAAAAGCAAGAAAGCTTCTTGACAGCGTGCAGCGTTGGGGGCTTGCAGATGCAAGAGCGTGGGAGCTTGACAACGACAGCCGCTATTATAACTCCGAGTGGCTCAAAACCCGACAGGCTCAGCTTGCAAAACGGCGTGTAAAGCTCAACAAAGAGCTTGCAGAATACGGCTTACAAATTGACAGTTACGGCTTGTATCCTTGCATTAGAGAGATCACCAAGCCGGGCACCGATATGAATTTATTGTACTGGTTTTAATGGGAGGTGTGCAACGTATGAACAAACTTTTTTTTGAAGTAAACAACGGCAGAAAATTGAAACTTGTGCAGCGGAAGGACAACGGAACGGCCCTTATTTGCTCCCTCGATGCACCGGACAACGAGGTATATATAAGCGCTGGCGACTTTGTGCAGCTGATTAACCTTTACCGCTACTGTAAGCGGTACGATATCCAAAACGATTGGATTAACCCCAACGGCAAAAATACGGAGGTATAATAAAATGACCAGATCAGACGAATTGAACGCAGAAATCAGAAATCAGGCCGTGCGCCTATATCCCAAGTGTGCCGGGCTGTTTGAGCTGCCGCTAATGGTATACACTCAGATTGTAGCGGACAACCTGACCCGCTCCAAGCCGTACCGCTTGAGCGTTGAGCGGTGTAAAAAAATCATTCTGACAATGCCGGAATTTGATTAATGGAGGGTTTGCAATATGATTACTCTTGACTTTACCCAGTGGGCCGCCCTCTGGTATGTGGGCGGCATGATTAGCGGTGCACTCGTTATGATTGCATTTCTCAACAGCTAACAAGGAGGGCAGAAAATGACAATCGATATTTACAAGCCGGAACTTGCTGCAGAGTATCGCGGCAGCGTAAAAGCCGCTATCCGTGCCGGTGCTTATAGTGTATGGGACGCGGAACGCATTACAGGCGCTTTTAATTTTGGGCACGGTACGCAGGCCGATTTTGAGCAGCACAAAAAAACAAATTCTACATCGCATCTTTTTATGGAGGTATAAAAGTGACGACGTTTGAAGAAAAAGTGAACGCATACCGCGAAAACAAGCGGTTAATTGAAGAGCTTGAAGCGATGAACGACGCTGTAAAGGCTGAAATAATTGACATGATGCACGGCGCGCCGGAAATGGTACAGGGTACTGCAAAGGCCATTTATAAGGACGTGCAGACCGTCCGACTTGATAGCAAGCTTTTGCAGGCAGCGCACCCGGATATTTATGCTGAATGTAGCAAGCGCACCACATACAAACGGTTTAGCGTTGTATAAGGGGGTGCGACAAGTGGTATTTTCCTGCATCCTGTTTTTCTTCTGGTTCTTTTCGGCGCTGTTCAAAGCGTCAAAATAAGAAGCATTTCACCCGGTCAGAAAAGGCCGGGCTTTTCTTTTGCCTTGCATCTGCTGAAGGTGCAGGGCTTTTATTTTTCCATGCTGCAATACAGCCACATACAAGCATTTACAGCGTGTTTTGTGCAGTCAATGCAGTTATACCGCCCACGCCGCAAAACAATGCACAGGGCTTTACAATGGCTTTTCCTGAGATTTGACCTATTCCACCACCCGTGATACCAGACCGACACAAGCGGCTATAATACCACCTGCGCCACGCTGGAGCGTATCAAAGCGCCCGGACGCCCCGCACCGATACCAGATACCACCACCGCGCCGGGGCGCTGTACAGGTCAGCACAGCCGCCCCATTATAATAATGTATATAAGGGCGTACCCCTGTTATGGATCTATGCCAGACGGTGCAACATATCACAGACCATGCAAGCCCGGCGGGGTCAGCAGTACAGACCCGGCGCAACTGCTGAGGGGTCAGCGCCTCCACCTGTACAGGGTCAGCCAGGCGGGGTCTCGATGCTTTCCACACCTGGCATTAGCCTGGCACCGGGTTAGCCTGGCATTAGCCTGGCGTTGTGCTTTCTTCCTGGAACGGCGGCGCGGAACCATTGACGGCTACCGCCGTATCTCTTTTCGGGCTTTCGCCCGATAGCCAATAAAGGTCAACAATAGTCGCAGCGTCCCGGATGGAATAGTCGTAATAGCTTCTGGAATAGTCGTAAAGTCGTCAGATGACTAGCTTTTGAAAGTCCTATATATCGTATATTAACGAGCAGTCCGCTAATAGTCGCAGAGTGATAGCCGTAGCGTTTTCTTGCGAACCATCGTCAAATAGTCGTGTATTTTTGTGTGAAATAGTCGTTCGCCTTTTAGAGAAAGAGAGGTGCGATAGTCGCTAAGCCATCCGACACCCCCAAAATCAATATGTGTCAAGACACCTGTCAATTTTAATCCCAATCGCATTACCTCAAAATCTTTAACAATCGTGCTTATTATAATAGTCGCAGATAATTGCTCAATCTTTTTAACTATTATTCTACTAGAATAGTCGTACCCTCTGGTTCAGTTCGTTTCTCTTCGATTTAATTACCGACAACTACAATCATATCATATCAACTAACTAGGATTATCCATTTGGCAAATACCTCAATACTTTTAACTATCTAATAAGGCTATCCGGCTGGTCAGTCACTTTCAATTTGTAATCAACTGCTTATACAGTCATGCAACATTTCTACATATTCAACCGACTGCAAAATGAAGTCAATTCTCCATGTGGAACAGTCACAGACCATCCACCAGTCCGAGCCTTACGCCAGTTCTCGCCTACGGTCTGCTCTGCTGGCTAACGGTGCAGCTTTGGAGATAGAGGGTAACAAGCTTGCAATTTCGCATAACTGTTATTTATTCACTTTTGAACTATCGTGGCACACCCGGCTCCGTCAACGCGCGTGCTCGCGCATATAACGCCCGCGGACGCGCTAAACACACGGGGAGGGAAAGGGGGAGCATGGAAGATGTTAGGGGGATTATAGGGGGTAATAGGGGTTGTAGGGGGAAGAGGGGGACAAAAGGGGGGAAGAGGAAACAAGGGGGAAAGGGGACAAAAATTTGAAAGCCGTTTCCGAAAGTGATAGTCGAAGCGTTTTTTCGTCTCGCACATCTTGTTTCCGTCTCAATCAGCCTTGCGGTTAGACAAATAGCCGTTGGCATCCGCTCATCTGGCTGCTATCATCGCGGGAAAGGCGTGTAAGAGCCTGTCTGCCGCGTTTTTCTGGCTGACCCGATAACTTTCACGTCTGACCCTGAAAAGTCGTTTTCCACGCTCCTACATCGTTCTAATCGCATGGTCTAGTAGTTTGAGATATGCCATCAACATCAACGGAGAGCCGTCTACGAGCGTCTGTGGCGCGTTTTTGCAATGAAGTCGATAAAGTTTATCGTCCAGCACCTAAAACGCCTTAAAGCAGGCTTTCTCTCGGTGTTTAAGCGAAACAAGAAAAAGCCATCCTGTCATAAGTTGACAGAACAGCTCTTGGCAGTTCGTTGTATTGCGCTCATTCTTCAACCAGAGTGATTTTCGGAAGCTGGTCAACAGGTGTTCTCATAACCCACTGAAATGTTTCCCAAAGCCCATCGTACGTCTGGAAGATGTTTGCATGGCGTCTTTCATCGCCCCGATGAGTCCCGATAAAAAGTCTTACGGCAAAATCAGCTTCATTGCGTTGCAAGCCAATGGACATTAACAGTTTTTTGTATCGATTCTGCGTCATCTTTTCGTTCTCCTTTCAATCCATCCAAGTATACTCTTGAAACCGTTGGATTTGCTTGTTAAACGTAATGGGAAGGTCGCCTATCTCACCCTCCTTGTTCTTGCTCAGCCGGAACAGATACTTGTCGGGGTTATCGCCGGACAGAAGGATGATTGCATCTGCGTCCTGTTCAATCTGCCCGCTCTCTCGCAAGTCGGAGTTAGTAGGCGTTGCTCCGGGCTTGGATGGGTTTCGATTAAGCTGTGCTAGTGCCACCACGACAATGCCTGTGGTCTGTGCCAGCTCGTGTAAGGCAATGGATATAGTTGTAATGGCGGCATATCTGTCCTTTGCGCCTGTTTCGTGGATGAGTTGAAGATAGTCTACGAAGATGATTTGAGCCTTTTTACGGAGAGCCTGAGCCTTCATCCACGCCACGTTCTTTCCGGCAGCGGAGCGGATATATAAGGGCATTTTCATGTTCTTTGCCTGTCCGTCAATCTCATTCAAGCTAACCGCTTTGTTTTTCACCGTGTCCAGAGGGCAGTATATTTGATTAGCCATCAGACGCGCGCCCAGCTTGCGTTTGCTGGTTTCCAAGCTGAAATAGTACACGGTGTAGTCCTGCTTTGCCATGCTTGCTGCTATTTGCAAGGACAAGGCTGTCTTGCCCGCAGACGGTCTGCCGCCGATAATAATGAAATCACCCGGTGAGATGTGCAACGCTTCATCCAGACGCTCTAGGCCCGTCTTGATATACACAGGCTTCTCGTCCATGTGAAGCACATAGTCGTTCAGCACATCCTCGTATGTCCACGCATCTTCTTCCTCAGCTTTCAGGCTCATCGCCTCGCCCATCTGCTGATAGATGTCTGATAAATCAGAATAGTCGGTAAGCTCGCTGGTCATCTGAAATGCCAGACCTTGCACACGAGTGAGTGCAGCTTGTTCTCTGATAAGCTGTGCCCAACGTTGCATCTGCTCTCTGTCAATGCGCACGCACTCCGATTCGCAGGTCTGCACACACGCTAAAAGCGTCTGCGCTACGTCTGGATGCTGCGTGTTTATCTCGACTATATCTATCTTGCCCCTAGCCGTCCAATAGCCCTGAACAGCCGCAAAAGCGTCTCTCAGTTCAGGTCTAAACAAGTCAAGTTCAAGGTCTGGTATAATTTCATCCACAACGCCCGGCTTGCAGAGCATCAGCGCCCCGATAAATACCGTTTGAACGTCCATTGTCATAGTCTAGGAAACTCCATCTCCGTACTTTGCTCGTACTGGTCATCCTGTTTCAATGCGTAAATGTCCTGCCATCCGGCATAGATGCTCTGGTCGAGAATAGCTTTCCAGTCATGCCGATCAAACTTTTCCAGCTTGTTGCAGAGCATCTGTTTTGCCCGGTCTGTCATAGGCTTTTTGATTCTTGTACGCATCTGTGCGAACTCTCGCAGGGATTCCAGCAGGGCTTTATCGCCATGAGCAAAGTCTGAGAAGATGTCAGGTTTCTTCTTGACTGCACTCTCCGGCAAGGTCTTGACGTTCATCTGACTGTCAGTTGATACAATGGGTTCATTGTCATCTGACTTTGAACTCATAGATGAGCTGACCTTCATCTCATTTATGACATGAGGATGAGCTGACTTTCGTGTAGACCATCCTTTTGACGCAATATCACTTCTTTTCCACTCTTCATCGAGCAAATGCTTAATTAAAATGAAACAAGATTCTGATTTTTTTGAGTTCAAAGTTGCGTCTTTTTCTTCAAAAACGTATGCACAGATTGCATCGTAGAGTTCCAACTTCTCTTTGCTTTTGAGTGTGGAGATTGCTTCAAAGTAGTATCGTTTGAACGTAAAGCTGTCTCGTTTTTTGTCCATACTCAGTCCTCTTTGTAGCGTTTGTTCCATGCTTCGACGGCTTTTTCCTTGCCAAATGTCACAGAAGTGCTCACCCCGCATTTCCCGCAGACAACCCAATTAGCCATGTTAATGTCAAGTGGATGAAGCACTTTTACAGTCGGTGGTTCCGCGCCGCAGAACGGGCATCTCTTAAGTTCTTCCATCTTTAACCCTCCTCAAAACGGGCATTCTTCGCCAGATTCACGCAGCCAACCTTCGCCCGGAATGTTGACTATCTCATAATACTGCCGTGCAACGTAAATTGTTTTCTGCCCATCCTCAGCAATCAGGCCGACAATCAGATAGTTGCCAGCAGCCATAAAGAACCAAGGGTTGCTCTTGTAGGTCTCGCCCTTCATCCAGTTCTTCATCCTGTTCACGGCTTTTTCAATATCCTTATCGGGGCAGTCCGGGTTTTTGTACGCAAAGAAATCCTCAGGAAATTTAAGTTTTTTCACTTTCTGAATCCCTCTCTCGTTCTCGTGATTCTCTTATGCACCTTGACAGGTCTTGTGCCTTTGCCATACGCTGGTCGGGTATGTTTTGCCTTGATGTACCCGCAAGGTGGCTTCGGCCCGAAGTCAAAAAAGCTCAAGTCCATAACGATGATGCCAAATTTTTTGTTTGTCATGTTTACTGCTCCTTACGCATACCATTTTGGTGCTTCATTGAAGATTTCAACGCCTTTCGCAAAGCCCATCTTTTCTAAGGTTTCACACATGATGCCATCCATCATGCTGTGAACGATTTCTTCATCATCGCCGTACTTTTGGTACGCTTCCTGCATTTCTGTCGTGAATGTGTCAATCATATCTTGCGTAACAACGATATTGTTTTCCATAAGCCCTCCTATACCATCGGAAACGTCATTCAATGCGTCACAGGACACTGAATGTTCGGGTCAATAGTCGGTGTTGCATCAATAGCATCCAGCACCTCATCATAGAAAGCTCCTCCATCGGGATTCGAAAACGAACTAGCTCTGTCTGCGTCCAAAGCGCATTTTTCAATCTTCTGGCGCAGCGCATCTGCATCAATCGGTCTCATATCTGTCAACCCTCCGGCGCATAAATGCGCATCCAATGTGTGACCGTCACGTTATCCGGCAGTCTCTCGCCTATCTCGTCCCAGAACTGACCGTCTGCGTAACAGCCAAGAAAGTACGCTGTCGGCGAGATTCCTTGCAACATTTTTCCATCTTTGTCACGCCACGTTGTCTTAGCCGCAAGCAACAAAGGCTGTGTCCGCTCTCGTGGCAGCTCGCTTGCTGGATGCCAAAGTGTGTTAGCCATTATTTTCCCTTTCTTCAAAATTTGCGCAATATTCGGGAGGAATGTTGAAAGGCTTTTTGAACGGCACTTTGCAAACATATCTGTAATATTCTTTTTCTCTCGGGGAACGCTTATAATACAGGTTCTTACATCGGTCGCAAATAGACGTTTGCTTTGCGGGTACATCGTGAACGATTAAAAGAATTACAGCTATACCACAAATAATGATTATCACCGCATTTAATGCTGTATCAAACATCCATTCTTCTCTCTTCAATCTCCGTCCCATACGCCGTCAGGACGCATCTTTGCAAACGCCAGCAGACCGTACAAGGCACGTTTGGCGTTGCCCTCTGTGGCGTGCCAGTAGTCTCTATCGTCTACATCGTCACCTAATGCAGAAATAGCCTTTTCAAGCATCGGGATGCTTTCTGCGCCTGTTTTACCATAGATGGAGCGGATGCCCTTTCTACCCAACACATCATCACGACGAAAGTACATTCCATAATTATAGGTGATATTAAGCCAAAGTTCCTTTGTTCCTCCAATAGAACGAGTACCGCCATCAATAAAGTGCATATCATCCACTTCAAGCGTTTCATGCGTTACGGGGTCGCATAGCGAAATATCATAGCTCATCTTTCTTCTCCCATTCCTTGCATCCACGTTCGCCCCACACGAAGTCTGCAACGTGTTCTGACTGGTCGTTCACGCACACGCCCTCCGGCTCTGCGTACCATTTGCAAGAGCCGCAGGACGGCTCGGATTTGTTCTTACAGGATTCTGCCGTGCATCGGATAGCCTTGCCAGCGGAGAACTGCTTGATGCCCATGCAAGAGCAATGTTCGGTGGTACAGTAGAAGTTCATTCCTCTATCTCCTTCCATCCGATAAACTCACATAAACCAACAGTGTTGTTGGCGCAACGATGAATGAGGACTTTATCGCTTATTTTGAATTTTGCGATAAACCCAATTTTACTTTCTTCCATTTCGTTTTCAAACATCCAATCAACAATGTCTTTGTCGATTCTGACATCGCTTTCGTCCGCCATGGTCGCAAAGCACTGTTTGCATCTATAAAGAGCGCACTTTTTCATTCTCTCTGCCCTCTCTTTCTCCTTCTGTTGGCATTGAACTGTCCGATCACTCGCTTATACTCCTCGTAGCACTCCGGGCACAGGTCGCCTGTGTCTCTGCGCCACGCCCAGTCTTTGAAGTATTCGTCAGGGTTCATCATTCTACCGCCCTGTACCGCTCCGCAGCGGTCGCATACTCTCTTGTGGTAGATTCCTCTGTCAGTCTGCATTATTTTTCACCTCATGTTCTATCCACATACAATTTGAGTTCGGGCAATCGGAACAATCACCAGTGCATTTTTTTGCTTCATTCCGATATTTCTCCTTGTAATATTCGTCCCAGAACGCTCTTTTCTTTTCACGGTCTCGCAAATATGTATCAAAGTCTCCACGGCAACGCCTGTATTCCAAAAACTCTTTTCCTCTTCTTCCAAGGGTGCGATATAAATAGTAGATTTTGGATATCATATCAAACGTGAGTTTCAAAAAGAAACTTGCAATAAAGAGCATACCGGCGCATCCAGCAACGCAGAACGATATGTCCTTTGCGGTTTCGTAGATATTAGTAAGCATTATTTATCCTCCCCAACATCCTTAAACAGGATTTCTTCGTCGGCTTTCCAGTCTTTGATTTTGCACGGAATGTTCGTTCCGGGTACGGTCTTTTTCAGCCCATCCATCTGCCAAACATTCCATGAGATAATGTCTGCAATGCAGTCAAGAAACATAGGCATACAGCCGATTTCCAACCTTTTAGCATCAAACCGATACCTAAAATTCTCAATCAGCGTCAGGAATAGGTTGCATCTTGCCAGCAAGAGATTGTCTCCCTGCCACTCATAGCCGTATGTCGATGCATAGGCACTAATTGCCCAGCACATCCACATATCGTAGTCATGGAACTGCTCTGCCAGAACATTTAGCTTCCTATCCAGCAGACCGATTCTGTCCGGCACGGCAATCATCTGCCCTGTTGTGGCATCGTATCGGCTTGTGAGGAACGGTGCTTCGCCACAGGTTACTTCAAGGCAAGTCTTGTTGATGTATTCCTTCCAGCCCTCGCCCTTCAGGTCGTTTTCGGCAACGTCTGCCATCTTCTTGCATACCCATGTTGGCGTAAACACTTCTGCTTTCTTGCTGGTGCGCTTCTTTTGGTCTGCAAGCCGTTTCTGCACACGAGGGACAAGCTGAACCTTGTCCAGTTGTTCCAGTGTGATTTCATCCGCAAATCCAACGCCAAGCTCAGGCGGCGGGTCTGTCGCCCAGATGATGTTCTTTCCTGTCGTGTGGTCTTGCAAGAGGACAGGCAGGAACGTGCGCAGGCAAGGGTCGGAGAAGTCAATCAGTTTTCCCATTTGTCAGCCCTCACCATGATTTTGTTTTCTTCTTTCAGCCAGTCCTTAACGCAATGAAAGCAATGCTCGCGGTTTTGGCAACGTTCCGGGTCTCGATGCTTAATAAGTTCGCAGATACCCGGTGTCAGGTTTTCCCTGATGTCCTCGTCCGTCATGGAGCGGATAAAATCGCCGTTAGTCATGTTCCGTCACCTCTCTGTACTCCACGTCAATCCCCTTCGGCAAAGCGGTCTGGTACTTCTGGGCGAGCTGCTCTGCGCTTTGGGCATCGCCTAGCGGCTGTTCTGGCGGGGCAACGGTAACTTCCACGTTGTCACGCATACCAAAGTAGTTCTTGGCTCGGAAAATCCACTCTGCCGGGTTCTCCTGACCGTACATACCGTTGTACGCCCACATGGACTGCATTTGCAGAATCAGCTTCAAGATGTACTTTTGTTGCAAGCTGTCGTCACGGCGCTTGCCCGCCATAATCTGCTTCAGGCTCACCCATTCGATGCCCAGCACCAGTGCAATCCATTCCACCACAGGGGAGATTCTGGCTTCGATGCAAGCGTCAAAGAAGAAGTCAAGGCGCTGCTGCACTTCAATCGGGTTGTTCATGTCCACGCTTGGAAGGTCGCCAAAATACTTGGCTGCAATCATGCCGATGACCTTCTTGTCCTCTTCACCACCGATTCTCGACCGCAAATCGCCTGTATTCAGCATCTTAGACCTCGTGATTGCTAACTCCTGTTGTTCTTTCACCTTTTTACTCACCTGTGAGCGGATAGATTTCCGCTTGTTAAGCATCTGCTGTTTCTTCTTCTCACGCTCTTTCTCACGCTTCGCAGCGGCTTCTTCTTTCGCCTTTTGCGCCCGCATCTCACGCTTTTTCTTTTCAGCTTCGGTCAGCGGCGGTCTGCCACGACCACGCTTTGGTGGTGTTGCCAAGAGTTATCACCTCGTTTTGGTTTAATAGTGAACAAGTCTATCGCCCATGTAATCTAAGGCTTTTGACATATTGAGGACGGCACAACATTTTTCGTTTGACATCCACCATGCGCACTTTTCTTTTTCGCATACGCACCGCCCAAGCGGATTGCTGGTCATCTTCATCGGGCAGTAAAGTTCGTTGTCCATTGGTTATTCCTCGTTCTTCTCATAACATTTGCTGTCGTTCTCGTTGAATCCCAAACACCAAGCTAACTCGGAAGCCATTTCCTGATAAACGCCTTTGATATTAAGCTCAGTTTCGGATTTCGCACAGCCACTATAAAGACCATACAGAAAAGCCAGCCTTTCACGCCCTACCATGTTGATATCCTGAATCATCATTTCCGCCCCATCACAACGGCCGTACAAGCGGCCAGACACACGTTGACGAACAACCAGACAAGCATTGCTTGTCGTTCTTCAAACAGGTTGTCTGCCGCGTCTTTGATTGTCCGTTCGGACTGAACTACCACCGCCAGCAGAACTAGGCAGACCAGCCAACGAGTTGCAAATTCAAACATAATCGTTACCACCTGTTCATAATTTCAAATTCTTTCATGTGAAGTTCCCCACCGCAAAACGGACAAATCCTTTCCTTTTGAAATTCTTCCTTTTTCATATACGCTTCATGCTTCACGGAGGTCAGGCATCGATCACAGGCATAGGTCAAGTGAAAGTGAACTGGCTTTTCTTCTTTCTTTTCCTTTGGAAAAATCTTTTCTTCAAATACATCGTACAGCTTTTGGAAGCCAGCTTTTGCACTCTTTACCCACATATCGTGCCCGGCTTCTGCCTCCTCTTTGCTGTCATATCCTCGAACAACAATCCACTCGCCGCCCCTAAATTGTTCGTGTTGAATCGCCGTTTTGTAATTCCAATCCCTATCGTCAACGGCACAAGTATCAATGTGATAGCCATTGACGATATCTTCCTTCAGTTCTCGTTCATAGCGAGGGCGTTGATTCATAAACCCAAAAAGCTCACTTGAAAAATCAGACATTGTTATCCTCCATCAAATCGTCCATAGCCGTGTAGCGTCCTGCAACCGTGCAATGGCAAGCTGTTCCTTATCCATCAGCTCCACCTTTCTCTCAGCTCTTTTTCGACCTGCTCCGACTTTGCGGTGATGTAGTCTGCAAACTCGTCAGGGGTCATGTCCTCTTCTTTGAACTTGCCGACCATCTCCCAATACCTGTCACCAATGCGGATGATTTTCTGCACCTGTTCATCGGTCAGGTCTGCATCGCACCGAAGGTTCTGAATCAGTGCGCCCCATGTGGCTGCGATGCCATCCAGAGCCATGCGGAAGCCGTACAACTGGTTCTGCCGTGCGATTTTGCGGAGGTTGGCTGACATCGCCTGTTTTCCATTTGAAGGGCGGTTTCTACACTTATTCATCTGACTGCTCCTTTGCTTCAAGGCGAGAGAGCCAACGATCAAGCTTTATCTCGGCGGTCTTGTAGATTTCCTCCGAAACCCTTGCCTTGATACATGGTTTTGAATCAGACAAATAGACCGTAAACGCAACTTTAATGTCTGCTAGTTCTTCTAGCAGATTTTCTTCGCACTCTTCAACACTCTTCGGTGTCGGGTTCGTGCAGTCCAGCGCACGGCGCAGCTTCAACGCAGCCTGTACCAACTCAGATGCTTCTTCTGCCAACTGTGCCAAGATTTCTGTCTTAGGCAGGATGTCTGAAACTTTCTTGCTCATTCTTTTATCCCTTCCATCTTTGCGCCGCAGTTAGGGCAATAATCAAAATCCGATACACGTTCATACGGCGAGAGTTTGTATTCTGCTCTACACTTGTCACACTCGATTGAGTTGCTTTCATGGTCGCAAATCCATTTTGCTTGTCGTTCCTGTTCTCCTTTCAGCCAGTTGTTCAGCTTTGCCATGCAAGATGGGCAAAGAAACGGTTCATCATAGCAATCGCAACTCCAGTAGTCCCATGCGTCATGCACGTTCTTGTCAACCAGAATCACGGCATTGGGCTTATGCCTTCCCATCTCATCGGGCGGTTCAGGGTTAAACACTTCTCCGCAACGGTCACATTTCATGCTCATTCTCTTTCTCCAAACTCTTTAGTAGTCCATCCACGTTATACCGCCAATGGACACGCAGCCTTTTTGCCTTGACCTCTATCCCCTCTTGCTCTGCCCACTGCCAAGGGATGCTCTTCCGGCTCTCGGTATAACGAAATGCTAGAACCTTGCTGGCAGGGATTGCAAAGGTGCGGTTGACTGCCCTGTAATTGACTATCACATGGGCGGTCTGACCGCTATACCCCATCGCATCCACCATGTCGGTGATGTGCTTTTCCTTGCGGTATTTGCACTTTGCCTTGTCGTACTTGCCGAACACCTTTTCCAGAGGAATAGAGGGCGTTTCTATGGTTTTCAGTTCAAACAGGTGATTCATCGGGTATCGGTACACAAGGAAGTCGCAGATGTTGTCTATGGAAAACGACAGGTTCTCGTTGCCACCGTAGTAGGTGGCAGCACTGTCTTTCAGGCGGTAGCACCACGCATCGGATGGGACGGATGCTTTGAAGTCTGCTTCAAACTGCTTGCCAGTGTTCATGCGTTTTCCTTTGGTTCATCAGGTAAAGGCATCCAATGTGTTACATTTTCAAGTCGTTTTTCATCAAATGTTGTCAGCCAATCGCCATCGTCTGTGAGCACTGCCGTTTGCATTCTGCTCGTTTCGTCATATACTGTTTCGTCAAATACCAGAACAGGTTTGCTTTCATACCAAAGCGTACATTCTCTGTCTCCATCTACTTCGGTGACTTCTTCCGTCATTTCAGGCAATTTGTCTTTGACACTTGTCCATGCGATAGATGGGTAGTTTTCAAGCTGTTTGGCAAGTGCCAAAACAAGGTCAGCAACTGCGTCAAGGGCAACGCCTTTATCGTATTCAGAGTAAATTCCGCTGTTCATAAGCGCTTTAGCTTCGGCTTTTTTACCATTCCCGCTTTGCTTCCACGCTTCAATAAACAGCTCTACGTCAACAAGTCTCATCCTCGTTCACCTCTAAATTCACTTCCGAGAAACCGCTTCTTCCCTTTTTCTCGGTGCTTGTCCTCATAGTCACGGTGGTACACGCTTTGGCTGTGGTTCAGCTCATACACGAATGCCTTGCGTTCCTCGAAGTCTTTCTTCTCTGCCTTGTACTTCTCGCAAGTGTCGTGGCAGGCTTGGTGGCGTGATGTGCAGTTGAGACAACAGGTAATCATCTTTCCAAACGCCCGTCCAGCCAGATAGCGAAGCTCTTATATAAGGTAGGCGGTCAGGACGAAGGAACTTCCTCGCAGATGGTTTCGAGTTCTTCAACATCTGCTGGCTCAAAAACAAGAGATGCGCCTTCGCATTCATATTTCTTTGCTTTCCAATCCATTTTGAATTTTTCAAAATCGTTCTTGTATCGGGGGAATGGATGCATTTGCTCTGCGTAATAAACGCCCATCATAACTTTTTTATCATCTTCTGGCTTCCAGCTTTCGAGATGATAGCTTTCGTGGTTGTCGTACTCCCAAAGGGACAGTTCAACAATCAATCCAGAAAAAGCATCGTACATCTGTTGGAGACTTTCAAAATCCCGATAAACCAGCCTTTGCCCCTTGTAGGATTCTTTGATTTGTTCGATGCTTTTCCCGCCAGTTTTCAGGCGGCATCGAACTACTTTCGGACGGTAAAACATAGCGTTCCTTTCTCGCCTTTTGTCCCGGTAGCGTAACCGTTAGTCAAAAGGGAGATCAGAACTGTCGTCAATCACAGAGAAATCATCCGTGTTGCCCTGAGAGTAGTTTTGCGGCGCATCCTGCGCCCGATCGGTGGGCTTGCTGTCAGACTTGCCACCGCAGAAGTCAACCTTGTTCGCCATGATTTCCGTTGCGGTACGGTTATTTCCCTGCTTGTCAATATACTTCCGGGTCTGGATGCTGCCAGTCACCAAAATCAGACTGCCCTTCTGGAACCACTTGGAAACGAACAGCGCCGTATTACCAAATGCGGTGCAGTTGAAGAAGTCGGTTTCCTTCTGGCCGCCGCTCTGACGGTCGCAAGCGATGCTGAACGTGCAAACATCCTTACCGGACTTCGTGACCTTAGCTTCTGGCGTGTGAACCAGACGACCCTGAATTGCGATAGAGTTGAGCATTGTTTAGCCCTCCTTCGGCTGTTTCTGAGCACAGTCCCAACACAGGACGTGCCCAAAGCGTTTCTTCGTGCTTCTTGCAGTTTCCAGCGGAGTGACGGTGCGGTTGTTGTACTGAATAGGCTGCAACTGCTTTCCGCAGCAAGCGCACGGAGGAATATTTTCTGTCTCCGCTTGCTTTTGCGCAGGCTTGTTTGCTCTGCTTGCGGTCTGCTTTTGATACTCGTCCGTGTCAGCGTCCTTCGTATCGTCAATGCAGAACAAACCGTTCAGAGCGTACTTTCTAGCATAGCTACTTGCAGTGCCGGTAATCTGCGAATCGTCCATGCCCTTCTTAAATTCAGGCTCACGAGCGTATGCAGTCACCGTGTAGGTGGCACCATCCTGCGATTCAACCGTTGCAGTGGCTTCGATGTAGTGCCAACTGTCAACGATAACAGGCTTGTCGGAAAGCCGCAGCACAAGGCTATGCGCTTTCAAGATGGGCTTGACCGCTTCGAGAATGTCCTCACACGAGCGGTACTTGTAACCGCCAAATTTGTTCATCTGCCCCTTCGGGGCTTTCAGCTCTGATTGAACAGCCATCAGAGCTTCATGGATTTTGCTGTTGTCCATCAATTATTTTCCTTCCTCGCTTCTTTTCTCGCTTTACGGCAAGCTGGGCAACGCTTAGGCAATGCCATGTTATGCGATTCAAAGAAAATGCGTTCTGCACGGGTGATTTCAAAAGGCTTTCCGCAATCACGGCAAATTTTCTGAACGCTCGTGTCCCAGTCCCAGGAAGCTCTTCTTGCGGCATCTTCGACAGCAAACGCTTCCTCGATTCCGTCATAAGGTCTCCTGACAAGCATATGCTGCGGTGCATGACCGTTTCTGCGAAGCGTTTCCTCCAAATTGTTCCTTTTGCAACTTTTGCAAAGAGTTTCGGTGCTGTTTGGGAACACTGAAAAAAGCTTATTGCACTTTTCACAGTGCTTAATTTCTTTCTTGTATTTACCCATTTTCTTTCCTTTCTTCGGCTTCATTAGGCTTCATTGTTCTTACTTTGGCTTAACTTGGCTGTACAAAATCAACCAGCCATCAGTTCTGCCAACTGTGCGCGGAGGTCTTTCAACTCTGCTTCCCTGTCCTCGATTTCAGACTGCAAGTCCTCGATTTCAGCCAGTCGGTCAGCTTCTTTGGCTTCTGCCATCTGCTCGTTGGTCATAAAGTACACGCCGTCCTCCGGCTCGGTCACACCACCGAATCTGTCAAGGCTAATCATCTTTTGGTCTCCCTCTCTTACGTTCCTCTTTGATTTGCAACGCACTGTACCACTGGTCTTTGTCAATTTCGATGGTAGACCACCGATGGTTACAGACAAGGCACTTTTTTCTGCGAACGATGCTGTCATGGTCAGACCGGCTGTCAACCGTTGTAATGTTGTCACTGCCGCACATCGGGCATTTCATCGCGCATCCCTCCACTCGTTTGTGTGGTGGGCAACACGCTTGATTTTGCGGCGCTCGCGTTCGCTTCGCTCTTCTTCTTCGGCGCTAACAGCCAGTGCGCACAGAACGATAGCTGTTGCAAGAAATCCGCACGACACGATCACCCAGCCAAGCATCTGCGCTGTGGTCTGACAGCCCTGAATCGTGTCTCCGCATCCAACCGCTGCGATTGCCGAAGCCAGACCAAGCATGGACAGCGCCATTCCTTTCAAAGTTTTCATTGGTTCTCCTTTTTGCTTCCAAAACTTAAAATCCAGCCAGTTGCCATTACGGCAGCCACTACGATGATTCCCCATGTGCCTTTTGTGCCGACCAGCAATTCAACTAGGTGCACAAGCCACAGGTTCAAAAGGAATGCTGCCAACACTACTGCAAGAGCAGCACTCCACATCAAAATAATTTCTACAAGTACTTTCATTTCTATCCCCTTTCCATGCCATAGCTGGTCTATGCAATTCCTTCGCTACGTTCTGCGCTGCATTTCCTTTGCTTATCAATTCCACTCATTGCATCTCTTAGCCTTTGCGATGCACCGCCTCTCAACGCCCCCGCAAATCTCCTCAATTCGTTGCATTGCTTTTACCGCGCGGCTCTGTACATTGCCTCGCCATTGCGACTCGCTTTTGCTCCATGCTTTGCCATTGCTTATCAAAGCTACGCCTTGCATACATAGCCGTTGCTGTTCCTTGCTATTCCCTGCTTTTCCCTGCCTTTGCAGGTCTCGTCAAATCAGCGCATCGCCTTTGCTAATCCTATCGCGGCGTTGCCTTGCCATAGCAGTTAATTGAGGATTTCGTAGGTATAGCGGCCTTTGCCGCTGTTTCTCCACTGGCCGATGCCACGCAGAGCACCGTAGTCCAGCCACTCACGCACGACCTTCTCGTGAGAATCGTCCAGAAGAACGATTTCAAACTCGCAAGTCGAACCAGCGGGAATCTGCTCGCTGTTGGCAAGGCTTACGCGCTCGCCCTGCGCGGTCTGGGCGCGGAGAGGACGCTGGCACTCGGTAATCTCACCGTTCACATGAATGGGAATCATGCGGGGCTGAACGAAAATCAGACCATCAATGACCTTCTTGTGGGCTGTCAGCTTGCCGGATTCGTTGACGGCTTTCTTCTTGCCGGTTTCGGTCTTTCCACCGATACGCCCCAGCATACCGCAAGAATCCTTGAAGAAGCCCTTGATCTGGTAGTCATACAGGATGGGTTCGCCGTTCTCGTTGCGAGGGAACACGGTCATGCCCTTGTCTGCCACAGCATCTGCGCCCAGAGCGGCCACTTCGTCCTCAACGGTTGCTGCATCAGGGGACTTGCTGGCGATGAACTCTCGCGCGATGTTCTGGTTGCTAGGCCAAGTGCCAAGAACTGCTTCGATGAATGTGATTCTTACTTTGATTTTTTTCATTTTTGCTCACTCTTTCTTTCTCGATATGTTCCAGCCGGTCTTTCTCCCGTCTGTGCCAGCGGATTTCCCGCTTTCCGTAGTATCTACCGTTCATAGGTCAACTCTCCTGTCGCAAGCATCTGCGACACCTCGCCGTAATGCTTGCCCAGTTTGTCCGCAAGGGCTTGTACTTCTCCGATGGACGGAAACGTCTTTTCCGGTTTGTAAGCTGCCTTCTTGCGCTTCCTGTCACGCTCTTTGTCAACCTTTCGCTTGCATTCTGAACAGTACTTTTTTGTCGGTCTGACCACGCCAAGATACAGGCCGCAGCACTCACAGTATTTAATCTCCATCCACTTCACTTGCCTTTCTTAAGGCTCTTTCATTGTGTTCAGAAAAACACTGGTCAAGAAACTGGATGAACTTTGCGATTTTCTCTGCATCTTCCGGTGTGCAACCATTTTCCACAAAGCGCCTTGTCGTCTGCTCACGCTTGAAATCCGAGTAGGTCTTGGCAGCAGCGTCAATGGCAAACTTGGCTTCTTCCGGGTATTCAAGGTCTACCTTTAAGGTGATAATCTGCTCCATGTTCAGTCCTCCGCTTTCTGGTTCTTCTCTGCTTTCAAGAAAAGGTTTACAAAGTAGACTTGGCCGCGGCCGGAAATCTTCGGAGTGCGGTTAATGGAAATATGGTCGCTGTGTTGAATCGTGGTCTCTTTGATTTCAAACAGCCCCATCTCCATACTGCGCTGCGTTGGCAAGTTGTAGTCGCTTCGTTTCGGGTCTTTAATGAGGTAGCCGTTCTTTCGCATCCAGTCGAACAAGCGGTTCTGTCCGATGTTAATGCCATTTTGCGAAAGCAGCTTTGCAAGCTCACCAACGAGAATGGATTTTTTGCTTGCTGAAACTGCGTCAGCAAAAAGAGCTTTCGGCTTCATGGTTTCAATCTGCTTGTCTTTCTCTTCCAGTTCCTCATGCGCTGCGATCAGTGCAGTTGCAAGAAGCTGCGACCGGGTAAGCTGCGGTGCGTTGTAGCTTCCGGTCTTACGGATTGCAGGAAGCACATCGTTTGTGACCCATCTGCGAAACGGTGCTGCTTCTGGTTTGTCGCTACGGAGGATGACATGGTACAAGCCGCTCTCGTTGATAATTGTGGTTGACTGCTGACGGCCCATGCTATCGGTGAGGGGTGTTTGGCACACCTCATCTTCATCAAGCCGTCTTGCGACAACTTTATGGTCTGCGATGTCGAGAACTCCGCACACGTCTTTCAGAACAAACCACGCTTCTCCATCCACATCGACTGTGCGAACTTTGCTGTTCTGATATTCAAAAACTTGAATGTTTGCCATTTTTTCTCTCCCTTCTTACACTCCCGAATCCTGAATATTCAAAATCCGGCAGATACTTTTCTTAATGCCGGGCGTTTCCAGCTTTCCTGTCTTAACCTTGAAAAGGTAAGAACGGTCAAAATATCGTCCGGTGTCCTCCTTGACTTTTTCAATCAACCAGTCATTGGTCTTGTCTTTTTGGATAAGAGCAATCTCGATTTGTTTGCCAAAGTCACACAGAGGCTTTTTTCCAGCCATTATTTCACCTCCGGCTATTGATTTTTACGCATAAGTGTAATATAATGAAGTTGCTAGAAATCATTCATTACGCCTTCGCGGTACGGTCTTAGTATAATACGCTTTCGCGTAGAATGCAAGGCTTTTTTAAGCGTTCGCGTAATTTCAGCAAACCTTACAATGCGAGGACTGGAATTATGGCAAACTTGTACGAAAATATTGAAAAACTCTGCAAGCAGCGTGGAGTAAATGTGACCACAATGTGCAAGGAATCGGGTGCAAGCCGTGGGTCTTTGACCGATTTGAAAAACGGTAGAAAGCAAACCTTGAAATATGAAACGCTCGATAAGATAGCTTCTTATTTTGGAACAAGCGTAGATGCTTTGGTTTCTGGCGAACATAAAGAAAACCCGCCCCAGCAGCCGCAAAGTGAAGTTGACGCGGATATTAAATGGATTGAGCAGAAGCTAGTAGAGATGCCGAAAGAAAAGCGTGAAGCTTTGATGAAGCTTATCAGGACTATGTGAGGTGACGGCGTGGGCAAAAAGAAATTTAGCAAAGAAGAACTGCTGAACGACAAAAGTTCTCACATGGGTGATAGGTTTTCATTTGCCTTCGGTGCGCTTTTCTTGGTTGCTTCATTTATTTTCCTTGTGTATTCTTCAACCGCCTTTTTAATCGTTGCAGCCATTGGGGCTATGATGTTGATAAAAGGTAAACGCGGATACGATATGTTTCTTGAAAGAGAAAAGATCAAAACAAAAATGTACGAAACACCTGTGTCCGCAAAGATTGTAGGCTCTGGTGAAAGCAAGAAGGCCGGAAGCGCCGCACTCCGTTCCGCTGTTGGCGGTTCAATTGCCGGATTGCCCGGTGCTGTTTACGGTGCAGCATCCGCAAAATCTAAAACAACCGTCACGTTTTATGTGACGTATGAAGATGGGCATCACGGAAGCGAAACTGTAAATTCCGATTCTAGCCGGTTCTTAAAACTGATGAAGGTCTGTGAAGATTGACCCGGTACAAATAAAACCCCTTGCGCCGGGCTTTCGGTAGCCTTATGCGCAAGGGGTTTTGTCATGCGTTAGTTATTATTTCTTTAGCTGCCGGAATCTTTTCAGGGTGTTCCAGCAGCCATGCAATAAATCGGTCAATCTTGGCTCTTTCCTGTTCACTCATTGTGGCATATCCTCCCGATTGGCAAGTGCGGATGTTCATTTGATACGACTATACATCTTTCTGTTGTACAGTCAATATCATTTTAACAACTTCGTAAAAATCGAATGTTTTCTTCACATCCATTACTTCACGTCAGGGAAGCCGCGAGTGTTCAAGTCAAAAGGGACAACGCCTATCCATCTTTCCTCCAATCACAGCTCTACGAGCTGTCCGTCAATGCATTCGATGTTGTCTGCTGGGTCTCGTCCATCGTCTAATGCGGCTACGGCGCGTTCCAGGATGCCTTTTGCTTCGAGGTAAACATCTTTATCAGCTTCGTACCCAGAAAGGCTTAGGACAAGCTCTAACGTCCGTTTGCGAGCGTATGGAATAATCAGAGCATCTACGGTTCGTTTCATTCGCTTTCCTCCCACGGTTCAGGTGTGTGCGGCTGCCCATCGGGAACGCTTGCAGGCATTCCGTCGATGATCGGCATACGTTCATGGTTCCAGATTGCAGTTTCTTTCATTTTTGTTCCACTCCTCTTTGGAATTTTTTGACAATACAGTTATAACATAGGCTGCTGTTGGTTCTCCATAGCAGCTTTTTCCATTTTTTGGCTTGTCGAACCCGGCAGGTTTGCCGGATTTTGTTGAAAGGGTGAGAATTTATGGATGAATATTTAGTAAGAACAGCCAAAGCATTAGAGATAGCTCGAATGCGTTCCGGTTTGAGCCAGCAGAAATTGGCGGCACGGATGGGCGTAAATCGTGGCACGGTCGCCAATTGGGAGCAAGGTCTGGCAGCCATTTCCCTTCCGATGGCTATGCGCTGGTTCACCTGTTGCGGCGTATCGGTGGCTCGATACATGGACGCTTGCATTCACCCAGGGCTGCTGGAGCATCTGGAAGATGGCCTTTCCGATTTGGAGAAACGGAAGGTTCTCATAGATGCTATGATGGAGTGTTCCTCCTACGAAATAGATGCCCTGTTATACATTCGGTACGGAGATCACGGTTCAGACCACATCGGCGTACTGACGGAGATTCTGGCAAACCTCCACACGCCCTTGAAAGACAGGGTCGCTGTCTGCCGGATGGTGTCTGGTAGCTATGAGATGGCGCAGGCCACTAAAACAGACCCAGACCCGAACGGAACCGCCCCAAAGATGGAGATTCTATATCAGGCGCAGGATGCTGGAACGGAAGCTGCTATGAAGTCTAACGATTCCTATACCGTGAATCCCAATAATATAAGCGGCTGATTGTCGAACTATCGCATTTTTTGATGAACATTTTGTCCACGTTCATCCACTTTTTGTACACCTATCGGGCAAATTCACCTTGTCAATCCGTCCCCCATAGGCTGCAAATCGACAACATTCGCGCGTAATAAATAACGAATTATCGTCAATCTATTGCTTGTGATTGGTTGGCTCGTCAATCCGTCCCCCATAGCATCGAATTAAAAGTTTTTCATCCACTTTTTGTACACGTTAGGTAAACCTAACCGTTAAGCGTTTCAACCTTTCGGATGTTGAACATCTGTTTATTTAGCGATATTTGCTTTGCGTTTTCCACTTTTTAAGAAAGAAAGAAAAGATTTTGTGGAAAATTTTCTTCTTCTGCTATTAGTAGAAGTTATTTTATAATCTTGTTAATAGTCTTGTTTTATATAATGTAAAGAGGTGTACAAAAAATGGAGATAGGTGTACAGATTGTGGAAATAGGTGTACGAAATGTGGACAGTTAGGTGTACAAAAAGTGGAAACAGGTGTACGCTTACTATTGATTTGTGCACCTGTTTGTGGCATACTCTTATACGAGAGGAGGCGTGATAAGAGTGTCCGATATTAAAGGCGGGAACTTGGTTGAAAAGAGCCGACAGCTTGTTTGGGCAAAGTTCACTGATTATACAGCAGGAGAACTACGGTTACTTGAAGTGTATCTTAGCCGTATCAATCCGAGAGACCCCGAAACTTCAACGGTTCAGTTTACGTTACAAGAATATTGCGAATTTTTGGGGTTAAAAATCAATTCTAGGAATTTGAAAGCACAGGTTAAGCATTTCATCGACAACTCCGTTGAAGTTCCTAGAGGTGACGGTTCAGGCTCGTTTGACTTGTATCCCTTGTTCAGTAGAGCAACTGTAAACTTTGAACCTAGTTTAATGAATATTACTGTGTCATTGTGTTGCAATCCGCTTCTGCAACCTGTTTTCTTTGACATTGCGGAGCGTGGATATGTCAAGTATCGCTTGCGCTACACAGCGAATATGAAATCGCAGTATAGCATTTTGCTGTATTCAATTCTTCGAGAGTTCATCGGACGTGGCGTGAGCCAACCCGAAATTACGTTGGATAGATTAAGGGAACAGCTTGGTGCAAGAGAACCTAGCTATCAAGAGTTCAAGCATCTTAGGCGGCGTGTCATTGATATTGCGGTAGCTGAAATAAACGAAGTATCAGACCTGTGCGTTGAATATGATAAGGTCATGAGAGGTCGCAATGCAGTTGCTGTGAAGTTCAATGTAGCTTTCAAGTCTAATGAGCCAGTCATAGACGTGGAAGCTAACGAGGTTGAAAGCGTAGAGTTAAAAGATGTTCCAAAGAGCCAACGACCTGCCAGAAAGCCCCGCAGCGGCGCATACGAGGATGTGGATTGGGCATCTATTGCGCCGGAGATGTCTAAAAGCCAGTGTATCTTGACCGCAAAGCTTGTGGCAAAGAGATTGCCGGAGAAGTATCCGAACATCAAGCCTAACAAGAAAAAAGAAGCTGTTGTGAACATCATTGAGAATGCATACAGGATTCTTGTCAGCGAGCGACTTGATAGGATTGAAAAAGACCCCGGCGCTTATATGTACTCAATTTTGAAAGAAGCAGACCTTGACGATTATGCTACGTTTGATGATAGCTTCTTGAAGTAGTCAGATGTAGCACATTGAGCAGATGATGCAGAAAGGAGAAAGAGTATGGTTCCAATGTTTCCGAAAGGCTATGACAAGGACAAGTGGTACATGACTAAAGATGTTATGCCGGATAAAAGCCTAGAAGGATGGACGCGTGGGCTTTTACTTCGCATCGAAGATGAGAAAACAGGAGAAAAAAGTTCCACAATCGGCAAGTACGATACAATCAACGGCAAATGGTTTGATTCCGATAGTAATAAAATCAAAGGGACTGTAATTGCATGGCACGTCACGCCTGTGTTGTGGGTTGGAGACGAGATAAAAGCAGCATATCCGTTCTACTAAAAAGAAAGAGTGATAAAATGGCAAAAGTTCAAAGTTCCGTTTTGTACAGAGAAATAGCGAAATTGCGAGACAACTTTGACTGTAACAGAGTTGAGTTTTTCGCCGTTGGGGACGGAATTGATACGCCGATTCATGTAATGGTAGGCTCTCGTGGACATGGCACTGTAGAACCAGACGAAGCGATTGAGGAAGGAAAGGCGCTAATTGAAGCTGGTAAGGCTACAAAAAAATTTAAGTATAACGGTTATTTTGTAATATGGGGAGAATAAAAATGGCAAAAATCATAGCTGTCGCCAACCAGAAAGGCGGCACAGGAAAGACTACCACAAGCACCTGTCTAGCAGGTGCGTTGCAGTTGCTTGGCAAGAAAGTTCTGCTGGTGGACTGCGATGCCCAGTGCAACGCAACGGACACCTACGGCGCACAGACAGAGGACGTATGCACCCTGTTTGATGTGATGACACGGCAGGGAACGGTCGAAGAAGGGATCCAGCACTGTGAAGCTGGTGACATTCTGCCGTCTGATAGCGCGTTGAAGGACATTGACGAGCAGCTTGTCCGGGACATGGGCAAGAACTTCCGTCTGCGAGAAGCCCTTGAGAGCGTGTCCGGGCAGTACGATTACATTGTGCTGGACACTCCCCCGCAGCTTGGTCTTGCGCTTGTGAACGCGCTGATCGCCGCCAACAGTATCATCGTTCCAATCACAGCAGACCGATATGCACTTGCCGGATTAAGCCAGCTTTCGCAGACCATCGGCGATGTTCGCAGATACTTCAACCCAACTTTGAAGATTGAAGGTTTGCTTCTGAACCAGTACAAGAGCCGTGAGAACCTGTCCAAAGAGGTTGTGGAGCAGCTTCCTGTGATTGCACAGAGCATGGGGACAACGCTGTTGGACGTGAAGATTAGACCGTCTATGGGCGTTCGTAAAGCGCAGGCAGAGCGGCACAGCCTGTTCAGCGGCGACACGGCAAAGAGTACCAGCGCAGAGGATTTCAAGGCGTTGGCAGAGATTATTGTAAAAGGAGAAGAAAAATGAGCGGTGGACATTGGGATTATCAAAATGACAGCCTTGCAAATGCTATTTATCAGCACTGCTACCCAGATTATAACCTTGCAGATGAACGTGTAAAAGAGCTTTCGATTATTGCACGAAAAGAAAATCCGCTTGGAGACAAAGATTTAAGTATGCTTCTGTACGATTTGCTTTGTGTTTTGCATAGCTGTGATTGGTACAGAAGTGGCGACACTGATAAAGAGCAGTATAAGAAGGATGTGCAGTATTTCAAGGAAAAATGGTTATGGAGCAAGGAATGGATTAAAGTGAGCGACCACTACCCCGAAATGGTGGATATAAACGGAGAACTTGAAAGCAATCCTGTCCTCGTTGCATCGCCGTTGACAGGAACAGATATTGCACAGTGTTACTTCTATCCAGAAGACGGTGGAAAACCTATTTGGAAAACAGATTGGTGTAATAATCTTGGAGCGACGCATTGGATGCCGTTACCAGAAGCTCCGTCCTTTGAAGATTCGGATTATGAGGAGGCTGACACAGAATGAAATCAACCAGCAAAAAATCCACAGGCTTGCTTGGCGGGTTTGATTTCCAGCCTATTTTTTCGGAACAGCCATTAAGCCGAAGTGAGCCAAAGGAAGAAGAAGTAAGCCAAGCAAAGCCGAACGAAGCCGAACAAGCACAGATTAAGCCAAGTGAAGCTACAGACAGCCGTACACAGCCTAATGAAGCACAGTTAAGCTGTATTAAGCCAAAGCAAGCCAAAGGCAGCGAAACACAGCCAAACAATGCCGTAGTAAGCGAAAGTAAGCCGAAGAAACTGAAACAGGCGAAGGAAGTTCAACGTCTTATCGAACAAGGCGATGTGCCCGGTGCGCTAGCCGAAGCTGGTTTGACAAAGAAAAAAATCCCGATGCCGGAATCGCATCAGGGCGTTGCAAGCGGCGATGGCAAGCGTTCCAAGCGCATTACAATCCTTATGAGCGAGGAAGAGCGAAAGTACATCAACCGTGAAGCAAGGCGGCACGGAATGACGATTGGACAGTTCGTTTACGCTCTGGCGGTTGCGGCGGCAGAGGGAAAGATTGAATTGGAGGATTTCTTGGAGGATTGACGATAAAAGATTACGTCAATAATTGAAAAAGGGGAAACTGATATGATCGACTATTATGTTGAGCGACTGAATAAAGTAAGGAATATGTCGTGTAAGCCAGTAGGGATGTCTCTTTTAAAAGAGGGATATGTGTTTGACGAAGATAAATCCGTAAAATGGAATCGTGAACAGGTTTATAAGAACAATCAGAAATATCAGGACGAAGTGAAAAGACTTAATCAAGCTAAAATAAAAGCTCGTGAAGAGACTTATGCTGCTTTTTATAAAGATATTGCCGATGCGTTAAACGGAGCGATTGGTGGAAAAGAAAAAGTTACTACAGAGCAAGCAAAGGCTGTTTGGGAATATCTTGAAGGACATTTGACTGACCCGTATGATATTGAAGGCCCTCTGTATGATTTAATTAACATGATTGCAGATTTCGTTGCCGGTGGGTCAGACAATCATTAAGTCGATAAAAGCTGAGTTCTAGGGGGATTGACGTATGATGAGGTCAAAGGAATTTTACGAAGGAAGTATCAGCCGTTTACAGAAAATGGTCAAGCGTTGCATTTACGTTCTTTTGTTCGATGCCTTTGCTGTAGCAGTTCAGATTCCGTTTATCTTAGCTGGTAAATGGGTTGCAGCGCACTTGATTTTGTCCATTGCCGTATCTTTTGCAGCGGGATTTAGCTTTAACACGCTTGTGGATAGCAAAAGACAACTTGATATGTACAAAGCAGATATGGAGCTATACTACAAAAGTTTGTCGGAGGATTGACTTATGGATGAAAAGACGATTGGTGATAAAATAAAAGAATACCGAAAACAGATCGGTTTGACACAGGTTCAGCTTGCAAAACGTCTTGGAATCACGCAAGGAACGCTTGCGCTGTATGAAACAGGAAAACGACATCCTAAAATTGAAACGGTAAATAGAATCGCAGATGCGCTTTGTGTATCTTCATCGAAACTGTTTGATGGAGTGGAAATTGAAGAAGCAGAAAAGACAGAACGCTTTTATTGGGTCAAAATCCAGTACGATGATGACGTAAAATGCAGGCACTTCCAAGCTCCGTTCGTCTTGTTTGCAAACAGCAAGGAAGAAGCAAAGAAGAAAATCGAGCGAGAAGTTCCCGGCAAGTTTTCCATTGTCGGAGTGGTGGAACTTGACAAAAGCCTTGTATTCCATCCGCAAGACCTATTTGACATAAAAGCCGAATCCGTACTTTGGGAATAAGGAAAACGCTAGAGGATAGAACAGGCAGCTATCGCCCATCGTTAGGAGATGTGGGAATCGTCACCCCACCTAGCTTTTTCAATAGTAAACCCCTGTGTAGTTTTTAACGACTACACAGGGGTTCTGTTTTACTTATCAGCAATGCAATCCCAGTAGAGATACGCCTTGCCGTCTGCGGCATCTGCGTCCTCAAGGAACGCCTTTGCCATGTCAGCGTAGAAGCCCGGAGTGTCAACGGACTGACGCTTTGCGACCTGACAATAATCCGAGTACATCATGTTCATGACAGCCCAGAAATCGTTCGGGTCACAGTTGATATTGCGCTGTTTCGCAACGTCCTGCGTCTGTTCCAGCGTCCAGTGACAGCCCTTCGTACCGTCAGCGTTCACCATGCTGTCGCACCATTCCTCCGCTTCATCGTGGGTGAGGTGCTGGCGTGGCATCTTGATGGAGCGGCTGTCTGCGCCGCCACGCTCATACTGACCAGACCGTTTATCCCAGTCGCCGTTCTGCGAGAAGCCGATTTGCGGCATTCTTCGCCCATTCTCTACGTCAGGGTAGCGGGGGATAGGGTAAGGGTCGATGTAGCGGTTTTCCTCCTGCGGATAGTAGGGATAGCGGTCGTTGCCGCCTTCCAGCTTGCGCAGACGCCGTTCCATCTCGCGCTCCCTGCGGTCACGCTCTTCCTCAAGGCGGTCGCGCTCCGGCTCACGGTCTTTGTCGTGGTCACGGAGCATCATCATGCGGCGGAAATTGTTTTTGCCCATAATCTACACCTCCTCAAGAAATGGACGCGGGCGCACCAGCGTGGGAACGGCAGAAGCAGCCAAGATACTTGAACGTGCCTGTGCCGGTCGCAGACGTTGCCACACGGGTAGCGTAGCGGGTGCGAGTGTGGATGCTCTCAGCGGTTGCCTGAGCGCAGTTGCAGTCGGTCAGAGGGTATGCGGTCGTGCCTGCGCCAATGGTAATGACAACAGGGGCGTTGATGGTGGCCGTGTCCGGGATGCTCTGGGCAACCACGATGCAATACTTCTCTCCGTTCTGGTATGAGCCAGCAGGGATATTGATGGTCAGCGTATCATTGGCGAACGTCACCGACTGGCTCAAGACCAGATGCGGGCAGAGTTTGCAGCTTGTTTTGCAAGCCATAATGTTTTCCTCCTAAAAAATCAGGGGCAGAGGTGTTTTCCCCCTGCCCCGATGGTTCACCCGGTATTATCGGGGAGTGTGTTGGTTAGCAGCAGCCGCAGCAGTTCACGCTCACGTTGGGGTTTGCCACCTGATAAGCGGGAATCGGACGAGGATTGACCCGGTTCAGGATGGTATCAGTCTGCTGGGACATCACGGTGGTCAAAAGCGCATTCTGACGATCCTGAGAAGCCGCGAACTTCAGGCTCTGGTTCTCAGCGGTCAGAGTGGCAATCTTGTCCTGCGTGAAGTAGTCCATCATGCTGCGGAAGTTGGCGTTGCAGTTGTCCACGATGGCGCGGGCATTGTCTGCGATAGCCTGACGGGTAGCGCAGTCCTCCGTTGCGATGGTGTACTTCAGGTCGCCGATCAGCTGCTTGTTCTCGCAGCAGCAAGATGCAAGCTGCGTGGCAAGTGCGGTCTGACCGGCCTGACGAGCGTTGCCCTCCTGCATGATGGCAAGGCTGATGGCGTTGTCACCGTTGGACACACTGCGTTCCAGACCGTTCACAAGCTGTGCGTTCTGGTAGCCAAGCTGACAGATTGCCTGATTGGTGCCAGCAAAGCCGTTTGCAATGTTGGCGTTGACGCCATTCACCTGTGCCAGCTGGTCATAGCCCAGAGAACAGATACCGCTCTGGATGCCCGCCAGAGAGCGGGAGGTGTCTTGCTGGTAGAAGCCCTCAGACAGAGCCGCACGGGTGTCGTTACCGCCCTGCCCGGTTGCACCAGTGCCGACCAGATAGGGGATGCAGCTGTTCATGCCGTTGTCGCCGCCGTTCCGGCCATAGCCGTTCGTGCCCCAGCCGAAGATGATAGCGAGGATGATAACCGCCCACAGACCTTCGTTACCGAAGAATCCGCCGTTGTTATTACCGCCGTCCTGCCCAGCCAGATAACCAGTTGCAAAATCGTCCATAACAAAACTCCTTTCAGTTTTGCGTTATGCTATCCCGCTACCGTGTGCAGCGGGCAAAGCCAAATCAAAGCGGTTTTTGTCAAGTCCGCAAAACTGAGAAGCGTTTCGCTTAGAGGGATGCGTTATCGGGGCAGCGTCAGATTCAGGACGCTTGCCAGCTGGTTCAGGTCGATGCCACGCTCTTTGGCGAGGTTCTGCGCCATCGTCCTGAGTTGCGCTTCGTTCTTACCCTGAATCAGGTTCAAACCCTGCATGATAGGAGCATTCTGCCCGCTTAACTGCTGGATAAGCCCCATCGGGTTTTGCCCGGCACGAGCCAGATTTGCAAGCTGCATGATGGGGCTATGAGTAATCATATCAAACGGAGAGGACATCGCTTATTCTCCTTTCTTCGCTGCGGCAGCTGGCTTAGAGAAGCTCTTCTGCCACTTTTCCAGCTCATCCAGACGGTGGACGAGGGCGTTGTACTGCTCAATGGGCACATACTGCTGTGTCGGTGCAGCGGTCTGCTGTGCCTGTTGTGCTTGCATCTGCCGCCATGCTTCCGGGCTGTAGAACTCCTGCACATAGGATTCACAGGTGTCCGGGTTAAGCCGCTTGCAGTAGATCACGCCGCTGCGCAAGTCCGGGCAGTAGGTCGGTCTGCCGTACAGGTCGGACGGTATCGCCAGAAATTCCTCCCTGCTGGACACAGGTCTGCCAAGCAACCAACCGCCATCTTGTGCCGACTGCTGAACAGGCTGCTGCCCATTCATCGGCTGCGGACGCTGCGGTTGTGCCTGTTGCATCTGCGTGTTCGGCATGGGAGTGGCAAGTCCCACCGTGCCCATGCCACCGTAAGGATTGACAGGCTGCTGCGGAACGTAGGGCGTTCCGGGTGTCGGATAATAGCTCATAATACATCCCTCCTGATGCTCCCAGTGTACCGCATCGGCAAAAAGTGAAGGACAACGAAGGTACAACGAAAGACAAAAAAAAGAAAAGCGCCCACACAGCACAAAGCCGCATGAGCGCTTAATTTTTACATATAAAACAAAAATCCCCCACTTTGCCTACAAAGTACCCAGCGTGGCACGCAGGGCTTCGACAAAGCAGGGGATTTTTTTGCTTATCAGCTTATGTGCGTAGGAGTATACAACGGAATAAATCGCTTCCAGCTGTAGCAGTGTCTAGGCCAATACCGAATAAGATACCAATCGCCAAACAGGTGAAAAGTGGTATAATATTTTGCAATTCTTGCAAGCTGTTTTTCTTTTGTATTGCACATAAGCATCACCATATAAAATCGTCTCCCGCATGGTACGCACTATAAGTGGGCGGGCGGGAGACTGGTCGGCACCTATCTGGCAACCGCTTTTTTCATTCCCAGATAAAGCACTGGGCTAGCTGGCAAATATCCACCCTAATGCGCTTCTTCGAGAGGCCGGGTGGATTTGTTGAGATTATTATACCACAAATCGTGCAAAAAGAAAAGCCAGCGGGTAAACGTTCTTCCGCTGGCTCTCTGTACACATTTCTCCGAAGTGTGTGTACTCTACTTCGGACGGTATAAATATTATATCACACATCCAGCATTTTTTCAATGCCTTTCAGCCGATAGCCTACCGCCGTCCGGCTGTAATGTGTCTGTGCTGCAATGTCCGGCAGCGGGAGCCGCTCAACGTACCGCAAAAGAGCTATCTTTCGGTCTACCCTCCCAAGCGGTGCGTTTTTGATGGCGGCGGTCATCTGCTGTCGGTCAAGTCCTTGCAGGCACAGTGGCAGCACCACACGAGCCGCCGCCACAGGCAGCACCGAGCCAGAAAGGCTGCGGCAGCTGTCCGGCGTTGCGCACCATATTGCCAAGCACGGCAAACTGGTGACAAAACGTCACCATTTTGTTGACATTGCCGAGATGGTATGTTTTCGTGAAGCCACGAAAACGTGCACAGACCATTTTCGTGATGTCACCGAGATGGTGGTATGTAGTGCTTGCCATGATATCCTCCTTACTGCGTGCTTTCTTCAGCGTTCGCCTTGTCCTCAGCATCCAGCGCGTCATAATACGCCTGCGCCAGAGCCTCCACCTCTGCGATGTCGTCCTCCGTCAAAAGGCCGTTGTCCAGATGGGTATACGCCTTATCCAGCCAATATGCCACGTCACGCCCTGCGGCGATTTCCCGCTTAATGGAGCGTAACGTCAGGTCGTGTCTGGATTTGGATTTGATTGCCATATGTATGTACCTCCTTATGTGGTAGTCATGGACGCCACAGCGTCCTCAAGGTCAGTGATGCGTTTGATGGGGTCTGCTCTGCCGGTCATTGTCACGCTGTCTGCGTCGGTCAGCAGGGTGTTCACGCCGCTCAGAGCAGAGATGGGCTGTGCGCCTGTCACAGTGAAGGGCACAGGCTCTGCCAGCTTGTACGCAATTTGCACCGGGGTTCCGGCGGCGTACTGGGCGGCAAGGTGGGCTTTCCATGCATCAGCATCATCCGGGATTGTGTCGCCCCAGCGTACACGGATAGCACCCCACACAATAGCACATCCCTGCGCGGTATTGGTGTTAGCGATATCTGCATGAGGATAGTGGCTGCAAATCTCGTTGCCTTTCTGCGGCACTGCATTGACAGCGTTCGGAATTTTTGACGATACATAGTACCAGTCGGTTTTATTGTCCAAAAACTTGCCCGATACCATCCATTTTTCCGTCCCGTCTAGCGTCAGCAGCTTCCGCGTCTCCTGCCCCTCACTGCTCACTGTGTCCACCGTGCCGCCGTAGATGGTGCGGGGCAGTGTAAGGGTGGCTGTTTGGCCGGTGTAAGGGGCGTAGGTTGTTGCAGTCGTGCCTTTCTCTATCTGCGGTTTTGCCGAAACATTATCCAGTATGCCAGAGGCGGCAAAAAGCAAGGAGGCATTTTGTATGTCAGTCTCTACCGTAAATGTACACGGCTGCCCAACCTGTTGTGCAGCAACTGTAGTATCGCCTACATCCCTATTGAGAATTGACATACGGAAATACGGCATTGCGCTAATCGTGTATGTGCCCGCAGGGAGCGAAAAATAATCAGAATTGTAGTATGAAGTCCCATTTGCCGTTCCGTTTGCTGTTACAGTGCCATCGGAGGTCGTTGTCCATGTTAATCCATTGCTCAAGGTTTTTTCTGGCATCCATGCAGGATTAAACAGGTTTTTCCCGCACCTTGTCGCTGTGACGCTGTCACGTCCCTTGATGGGACGAATGTTTTCGGGGCTGGGTGTCCCACTGCCTTCCTGCGTCGGCTCCCAGCTCACCTTAACGCCCAGCGGATATCCCGCCACCGGGTAGCACTGCACAGGGTTCCCGGTCTCAGAGATGGGCGGGCAGAGCATATCCACGATGTGCTTGCTGCTCCATGGGGCAGAGTCGGTCACGGTGGTATCGTCGATTTGTGTGCCATCTTTGCCGTCTGCACCTGCCGGGCCGGTCTCACCTTTAGGGCCTTGCGGGCTCTGCTTGCCCTGTGGGCCTGTTTCGCCCTGCGGGCCAGTGGCTCCGGTAGCACCAGTGGGGCCTTGTGGGCCTGTCTCACCCTGCGGGCCGACCGGGCCGATGGGGCCTTGAGGGCCTTGCTCACCTTTGAAGTTTCCGTTTGCAATGCCGTCCTTCAGCTCCTTCAAGCTGTCAGCGGCCTCCTGAGCGCTCTGGTCTGCATTGCCCGCACTGGTGGCGGCCTGCTGTGCTGCCGTCTGTGCATCGGTCTTGGCCTGCTCTGCGGCGGTGGCGTCAGTGTGCACGGCATCCACCAGCTGCTGCCATGCAGGGGTGCCCGGTTCCGGC